AGCCTCAATTTATCTGCTAATTCAGTGATGAGAGGACGTTTAGACGCAAGAAGGACGCTGAAGAGCTTAGTTGCGGATTTGAGGTTTATATCTTTTACCCCTAATTAATACAGTGCCATCGCCTCCAGGAGATTGATAACCGCTTTGCCAGGTATTTCCCGCTCCTCCTGCTCCGCCGCCATATCCACCACCTCCATAAGCCCAAACTCCATTTCCGACAGAATCCCCTCCTTTCCCCTCTGTATAGTCAGAAACTCCCCCTTGTGGATAACCTCCTTGATTACTGCCTCCACCACCAGCGTTACGTTTCCCAGTGGGTTCTCCAAAATCGCGTGTCGTATGACCTTGACCTTTCCCAATAGTATATCCCGCATTTGAAGTTCCATCGCTACCGTCAGATCCAGCCTTTCCCGACGCCCCCCCCCACCAGATCCGCCATCACCTCCTTTTAAAGACTTCCATTTACCGCCCTGGCCTCCTTCTGCACGATAAGCAGAATTCATAAATTGTGAATGACCACCGTCTCCCGCATCTACATTTGGTGAATCAAGACTGGCAGCACCTGCCTTTCCTCCCTTTCCCACTATAATGGGAATAATTTGGCTTGGAGTCACAGAGATCGCATCTCCATCACGCCATCCTGTTGTGTCTTTTTTGAAGGTTTTTGTATAGCCGCCACCTCCACCAAAAACATCCGATCCTCCCCCGCCACCACCAACCAAAAAGACGTCTACGGAAAAACAGCCATCAGGAACTATCCATGTGTAATTCCCGGCTGGATAAAACCTTATGATAAAATCTTCAAGCTCCCTGTCTTTATTTTCAAATCTTCGCCTCATGTCACACAAATATATAGAAAGAATCATTGTGATATATACTACTCTCTTTTGCAGAAGTAATACAATCAACATCTTCATCTGCATTATTAACAAGATCTCTCATTCCATCGTATCTATTAGAAAACATAAAAACGTACCTCTGGTCATTTATCTGAAACTTGTATATAATACTCTGTTGTTCACTTGGAGCAGGATATGGGTCAAAATAAATCCGTATTGACATCGGTTCATAGCCAGCACTACTTTTTGGTAACGAAAAAGAAACTGGACTCTGAGTATGAATATTAAAAGCTGTACCTTCTCTAAGTTGATTCAACACACTATTTACCTTATCCTGGCTAATTGTATCGGATTCGATTTTATTCATTAAATAAAATAACCTGATTGCATCTCCAGGATCGATTTCTGTTTCCACATAATGATAAATAGCTCCACCACCAGATCTTTGTTCCTCAAAATATCTTCTCCTACTCATAATAATACTCCTTCCGATAATAACCGAGAAAACTAAAACCTTCCGACTCCTTCCTCAAAACATCATGCTTGTTCCAATACTTTTCCAAGTCGAAGGCTTCTCTTTCAAATACGATGCTATGATATGCCTTATCATGATCGCGATATATGCACAACCTAATCAGGTACTCAATCAAATACCATGCATAGTATAAAAATACCGGAATAAGAGACAGCCACAGCATCCACCATCCTACATTACCGAATAAGAGACATAATCCTATTGTAAGCAGCGATATAAACATACCAAAACAAAACATTGTATGATACTGATTACAATGCGCCTCTTCATGATATTCGGCCTTCAATGATATAGCATCACGTTCGGTAAATACGGCTCCAAACAGCATAATTGTTTTATAGCCGTCAATGAACGTAAATAACTTAGCTATTTTTGATTTATAATATATTTTCATTGCCAAAAAATATTTTATGCCAATTGCACAAAGTTAAAAACTCTATAGGAGAATTAACCCCATCCCATTCCCATTCCTTAAGGTAAGACTCTAATCTACTCCCATCAATACCTTCACACCCATGAAGAAAAACCAGATGAGGCATAAATAATTCTCCCCCTTCCAAAGATTTGTTAAACTTACTAACCAACCTCTTTCTGAACTTAGGACCGTACCATGATTTTTCATTTGTGGATCCAAGACAATAGTAAGAATTATTTTTGACTTTAATGCCAAACCATTTACATATGCATGGATGATATACCCTATCTGCTAAGAATATAAATGGTTTATACCATAGGCAGTGCCAGAATGTACTATACTTGCCACCAAACTTCTTAAACGCCCATCTGAACCCTCCAGAGAAGTACCAGTTGTTAGCACCTCTCTTAACCTTAACTTTGTATTTAAGATTCTTGTTACGGTTGCTAACCCTATCCCACGGCTTGACCTTATCGGTATCCATATCAGGAAGGAATGTCCAATGATGAAGCAAGGCACTATAATAAGGATTATATATTTTATGACTGTTTCTAATAACATACTCAAAAATATCATATCCTGCTTGTCTGGCTTCTTCAAATCCTTTTTCTGACAAGAAAGCTAATATAGGAGCCAGATTCCAGATCTGATCTTGTGATGTAAATGGGGAGAAACATGGATCTTCATCCTTTAGCTCTATACCATTAGTATATCCGGAGCTTATCTTGGTAAGACCAAACTTGTTTGCGTCTTCACTATGTATGTCATCTCTTAAGAAAAATCCTTTTTCGAATTTGAAATAAATACCTTTATTGCTATTAAAAAATAGATCATAAGTAGTATCGGCAAGACGGGTAAGTACCAATATGGAATTACGCACATCATCTTCTGTCTTGTTGCCAAGAATCATTTCCGTGTATATAAACTGGAGATACTGAGCCAGGTTGATAGTTCCGTCGCCGACCCAGCCTACCCCGTCCTTCACCGACGACAGTGGGATGCACGAGGCCTGCTCTGTGTAGCTGGAATCATAAACAAAATCCCGGTAAAACACCTCCTTAATCCTACTGTATTTATCCCAAAGACCTTCCATCGCCTTAACCTATAACAATAACACAATCACGCTTTTCCTTATTATAAACCATCGTACCCATCTTAGTGTACAAACCTTTTATATTTTGGTAATTGGTTTCACCATGAGCCGAAACGTTAGTAGTAATGCTGTCGGAGTAAACTTCCGTACCTCCTTCATTAATGAAATTAAATCCTTGTTTAACCATCTCTCCTCCAAGGTAGGCTGTAAAAGACACAACAACATTTCCTCGTCCTCTATTTCCATACCAATTACCATAGATGTCGGCATTGATATTAGGTTCTGACTCGTCCATACCTGGCGCTGACAACAAGGTCTTCATCTTAATAAGCGCTCCTTCAAGACCAGACTGCATGTTATCACCACCATAAATAAGGTAATCACCCACCTGTTGTTGGGTGGTAGCCCACTGCTTACTCCATCCCACAAACTTATTATCTACTTCTGATATGCCTGTATTTGTAAAACCAGTTGCAGTATCAAAATCGGAGCCGTCTTCTGATTCCCATCCATACCTAAGAACAAGATAATCGAACTCAGGAATTACAACAACCTGCTCGCCGGCAGCTTGTGTTATTGTGACGTTCTTACTCTCTCCACCAGCCGTTACCTTAGCTACGCCACGGCGATCTTCGGCTACCGGATTAGGTCCGGCTGTGAAGATGATGTTTGCCGGTCCTATGCCTCTCATTTTGTCGGCGGTTACTATTTCGCTTGCTTTAACCTCTAACATCTTATTTCATTTTAAATATTTCAAATACATATATCCAGCTCAACAAAAATACTACCGGGCAGTACATTGTCTCTACCAAACTCGCATCTCCTTTAAATTGCCTGATTGACCAAACAATCATAGATGCAATAACGCCAGACAAGTATATAAATAAAACTACCTCAATCATACCAATTTAAGTATATTATCAATTACAGGATATGCCTTAGAATAAATCTCAAACTCGGCATGACGCCGCCTAAGAGGTTCGTACATGCCTTTTAATGTCATACCCATCATCTTAAGTTCGGTCTTAGCATTTTTCAGCTTAACCAAATCTTGCTGTGCATACAACTTAAACAAATCGGCTGCTCCTTGCGCTTCTCCATTATACATCAGTTCCTCAAAGAATCTCATCTTTACAAAATTATCCACATAATCCAATACCAGACCTTGAGGCGTGTCTGGTATAATTATATTAGATTCTCCGTCAAATGGAAGAGACCGGTACTGCATGTAAATAGGACCATCGAAATTAGCATACAAGAATCCGTTTACGATATTTATCTCATACGGACTATCCTTGATTACCTTATTCCGGCATTTACTCAAACAAGAATCACGAAGCATAGGCTTAGCAAGACCTAACATTACCGGCCGGTCATAATAGCAACGAACTTCATGATCGCGATCATGAACATTGATATAAAATTTTTCAACTATCACTTTCTCGCATTCGTCTTTACAACATTCATCGCAAGAACACCACCTATAACTTCTTTCGGTACGTTCTTTCCAAGCTATTGTATTTTGAAGTTCTGATATCACCTTGTCACCTTCCGGCACCTCATATCCTTTAAAATCGCATTTAAAAGCCAGAATAAGATCAAAGTAATCACCAGGCATACGGGCCTGCCCTCGCTTGACATCCACTACCGCTTCTTTACGCATAGTAATATCGCCTCCAAACTTCTTCAGGGCAATTTCTATCCATTTGTAGATGGATACCTCATCTATCAGATCACGCTTGTCAAATGATCTTAAAGACGATTTTAACTCTATGATATAATTTTCGACTGTCATCTCTTAAAAAAAATGGAGGACAGGAAACGAACCTGACCTCCACAAAGATATGAATAATATGTATAACGCCATATTTTGTGTTTTCAAAAGTTAGGATCTTCAAACTTGCCGTACTTCAAGAAAAGGCTCCTACACTTTTCCTTTATCCCCTTAAGTGTGACTTCATATCCGGCACCAGTCATGTAGATGGTTTGCTGATTAACTCTTTCCCCAGAATATTTGTCAACAAAATATGATCTGTAAACACCAAACTTATTTTTGACAATATCACTGTATAGCTCCCATCTACCCTGCCCATTTCTGAACATAAACTTGACTTCCTCAAGAAACAAACGAAGATTCTTTTCTGCGATGATGATTCCATTCTGCTCAAGCTTCTTCGCCACATCTCTGATTAGCCACATGTTTTCATGATCCACCTTCTTAAATGACTCAGAAAACTCTATATCCCCCTTCTTTTCTTCTAACGTATTTACAGCTATTTCTTTTTCCATTCTTTCTTGCTCCGCCCTTTTATGTTCAGCCAAAGCAATAGCTTCCGCTTGCTGAGCTCTACGATACTGCTTAGCCCATTCTTCGGCTGCTTCTGCCGGATCAGTAAAATTTGGAATAGAAACCAAGTTTGATGTTAAAAATTCTTTTATCTTCGAGTTACACCATAATCTAAAATCAGTATCCAACCATCTCGCAAAATCTATGGCGAGATCTTCAAACATCCATGTACCTCCTCCATTTTCAGGACTTCCAAGCATAGTTGTAACTATCTGATTCTCAGAAAGGTGGGAAAATCCCACCATTGACTTAATTAATTGATTTACAGACGGCAACCTTAGATACTCGGCAGGTTTCTTATTGAATGCTTTTGCCATCTGTGTGGCATTTAATAATATACCATAAGAAGTTTTTATAAAAGAAACATTATGGCCATTATAGCTAAAAATTTTAGATAATTTTACAGATAAATCCATTTCGTTGGATTCTGACGTCAAAATAATGTTACTATCCTTCGCATTGTTTTGAAAATTGTTTACCTTTGCCTCCATAGAGCTTTATTTGTATAAAGATATTTTGTTAGCATTATATCCGTCCGCTTGCGAAAGTAGACGGATATGCAAAAATAGTGATTATCCTATATCTACAAAGGGTGATCGCTATTTTTTTTCTACGACCTTCTATGTCCCAATTCTTTATCTTCGAAAACTCTCTTAATCTGGAAATCTTTAAACACTCTTCTTTTAGCAAGTATTTCATTGTACATAAATCGATATCTTCGTCCTTTATTCATTTTAACCCTTAACTTCTTTTTCAAGCTATCTTGTATTACAAAATGGTAATATCTTTTAGAGTCTGCGAAATCCATAGCCAGGTGGTTGTAGAGGTAGCCGTTGGTGCCGAGCCTGCTCACGATGTCCAGGTCCCGCCTGACGGTAAAGCGCTGGCCCGGTATAAGCACATGGCATAAGTAGCCCACGTTATCTACGTAAACACCAGCATCAGCTTCCACATAATGCTCTGATACGGTTTTCCATATAATAGACAACAGCCTTAAAACCTCTCCTCTATCTCTTATCATGCCTTTCTTAAAACCATTCTTTCTCTTCATAAGACGATGGTAGTAGGCTGCAAAATACGGTGATTGTATTGATGTTCTTTTCATGTTACTAAGTTATATAAAAATGGGTCTTGGTTTCACAACTAAGACCCAAATAAAGATAAATAATATTTTATTATTGAACAATTTGACTTTTCTGATTGGAATCAAGATTCGGATTTTCATCAATAGGAATCTGTAGCCTGAATGCTACTTCCTTTATCGTCTCTGCCACTACATACTCAATCAGCTTAATAGGGCAAATAAATTCGTATTCCCATTCAGATTCGCACCCTTTAGGTGTAGGATCGCAGGCCATTAACTCCAGCGCCTTCTTTCTTCTTGTTGTAAAGAACTCTACGTTAATAAGCTCTATATGAAAATCCGGTATATAAATATAGTCGTTTTCTACATAATAAAAAGGACGACGTTCTTTAACGTATTTAGCATACGGTCTTTTTTGTTCATTGCGATACGACTTTATTTCAGCGAACTTAAAAAATATAGTGTTATCTACGTTAGTCACCTTAGTAATAGCCGGTCTAAGGGCAGAATAAAGAAGTCCTGGAAGCTTATGCTTTGAACGCATAAGTGTATTACACAACGCAAATTCGGCATCGCAGCAAACTATTTTATCAACTTCAATCATCTCCAGGCAAGTAACGTAAGTTAGGAGCCGGTGGTCGCCAAGTAACGTTCCGTCATCCCATCTCTGTGCTGTATAAGATTCGGCTTTAGTTCTACCGATATTCAATATCCATCTCCGACTAACATGCGAATCTTTGTCAAGGGCATGAATACCGTTTACGACTCTTGATACAAATTCACCATTAGTGATCATGCTCCCCTCCTTTCTTTTGCTCTTGATTCTCTTGATTTAGCATTCAAGATCCTCATATAAATATCTCTTTCACTCATACCGGATATGGTTTTTATAGCCTCATCCAACATGACTTTCGTATATAAAAGTTTAGGGAATCCCTTTATCTTAACCGGATCAGGAACTAACTTAGCCTTACGATATTCATAAAATCTTTTAGAAGTTACATTAAGATAAGAAACAGCCTCTTCTCCGGTATAGTACTTAGCCGGATTAGCAAGCTGCGTCCATGTCTCAAGATCGTTGGCTGTAAGATGATCGCATTCCCCGCTTAAAAACATCTCCTTTATCTTATCGCATACCGCCGCACCGCTTTTACGCAGCGTCTCTGTCAGAATTTCTTTCATTTTCAAAACATCCTGTTTTAAACCTTAAAACAATAGAGGCAATGATTATCAAAAGAGTAACAGCCATAACAGACCACACTACGATATTGTGTTCAATAGGCATCTCAATATTAACCGTAACCCATTCTACACAGATATTAAAAATCATACTATAGATCAATAACCTATGCCATATACAAAACCTGAACATTCTTGAAAAAGCCAAGAGAAATAGGTCCCATGATAGAGAATGACCTAATATCGGATACAGCCAATTAGTGATACTAAAAGGATAAAACTCATCAAAAATGCTGGCTAACATAATAACCTGCATCAACACAGGATAATACTTCACAAACGTCACACGGACATTCCTCTGTCCTTTGCTAATAAACTTGTTGCTCATAATATGTTGTTGTTATGTTATTAAAATGGGGAAGGCGATCAGCACCTTCCCCTGGTTTTCAATCACTTTTTAGTGCTCGTCTTCTTTCTTTTCATCTTACCGCCAACACTACCGCCTTGACGCATTTTGGGTTTGTCCTTTTTATCAACTTCCCCACCCTGACGAGCTTTCTTTTTACAAGCCATGATACTAAAAATTTAAAATTGAATGATGTGCAATATTAATCATTTTTATTCTAATAGACAATACTTAAAACACAATATTATAATTCAAAATATTCAAGGGGAGAGAACTAAATTCCCTCCCCTTGCTAATTATGCTGGATTAAGATCCATTTGAGAATAAGCGTATTTCAAAGTACCATTTTCATCACCACACTCAGCTCCATCTACGATAAAGTTGTAAGAAGCAGGAGATTCATTATATACATTGAAAACACCACCTTTCTTGGAGATATTTTGTTTTTCATACTGCCTAACAATAGCGGTCTTATACACTTTGCCTTCGTAAGACACGTTTATAGTTCGTATATACCATGTAGTATCTCCATTCTCATCTCCAGAATGAACATATCCTGCCAATATACCACCCATTACAGCCCCGAAATACGAACAAGAGCTTCCGGATTGTTTTCTCCGGGTTGTTGTTCCGATGCTTATAGTAGCTCCAGATATCTCACGATAATCAGCATCCACCACCTTAATATCACAGGTGTAGATTCGGATATTTCCATTTTCATCACCAATCCATTCGAATCCGGCAATACACTTACCGGCGCCAGGATTATAAGAAACATTACCCCTCCTATATGTAGCCCAAGAGCCGTTTTTCAATGTAATATGCGCCGGAACAGGTTTAGCCTCTGCCTTTCCTTCTTGGTTGACTGTTATGTTAACAGTCTTCCCAGACTCATTTTGCTTCAATGTCACAGTGCCACTTCTGGAAGATGAAGAGCTGTTTGCGGATGAGATTATTACAAATGAATAATCATAACCTGACAAAGCAGGACAACTTACTCCTGATGGTTTTTCTGTAACTTCTGTAACCCAACTTGGCTTAGATGATACAGTGTATCCTATCTTACTTCCATTCTTTTTACTTTTTAATTGAATACATAAATATGAGTTATTTGCACCTCCATTTGCATCGGCATTCCAAGTGCTTTGGTTGGCACTAAACTCATAAGTGGCAGCAACAGCCTGTGTAATGTTAACGTTAACAGTTTTCCCTGATTCATTTTGGACGAAAGTAATAGTACCGGAACGAGAAGAAGAGGAAGAGTTAGCTGTCATAGTAATTTTAGCAAGCATACTCGTAGATGTCCGGTCTCTATAATCTACAGAACACCAATCAGGCTTAGATTGCACACGATATCCAATATACGATCCACTTTTGGTACTTGTAATAGTATATCGTATAGTTTGTGCTTCACCTGATCCAGACCATACTTTACCAGTTGTTCCATCTACAAACTCAAAGACATATGGCGCATATCCGCATTTTCCAACTTCATATTCGTATTTGTAGTCGGCATTACCACAATCATCATAACGAACGTATTTAACTTGATCATTCTTACATCCATTTTCTTGCCAAGAACCGTAAGATCCGCAATTACAGCAATTCCTACAACTTACGGAATATTGACGATCTACGCTACCAGAGCAGCTATCACGATAAGCATCGTACTGAGTATGACCTACGCAGTCTCCTGTTCCATAGTAAGACCAGTCAGTACAAGACTCTCCACCTCCATTAACCCATCTTGTGTCGTTATAAGAAGAAGAGCATGGATTGGTGTCACGTTGTTGTTTCTGAGACGTACACCCGTCACAACGGGTGCTTCCGGTATCCGACCAAGAAGGTGTTGTGCTATCAGGCAAGCAATCAGCATTCTTATTGGCTACTGCCTGACCTTGAGCATTTACAGCATCTTGAGCCTTCTTATTAGCATCAGCTTGACTGATATTGGACGTAAATGGACCACCTACTTGGTCCGGAGTTACGGTAACAGACGAACCATGCTGACAGCTTCCGCAATTGTTTCTGGTGAAGACCTTACTTGCCTTACCGGTCCAAGTACAAGTTCCCTGCGCGTCAGCAAGAGCCTGACCCTGCTGTTCGACGGCAGCCTGAGCCTTGCTATTTGCGTCTTCCTGACTTACGGTAGACGTAAAAGGACCGCCGGTTACATCATCCTGATCTATGGTAACCTTAGATCCGACACCGCCGTCAGCACACTGTTTTGTAAATTCCTTGCTATATGTTCCGGTCCAGGTACATACCTTATCTCCACCTTCTACCCAGCGTTCATCTGCTCCACCATAACATTCGTTGGTATTGACTTGCTTCTTATAAGATTTACCTCCTTCACATTTGGTTTCAAGCGGTTCAGAATCTACCCATACAGGATCGGTGTTGTCCATTTCGCATGTCCCGTTCTTGTTAGCGTAAGCCTGACCTTGGGCTTCTACAGCTTCCTGAGCCAACCTATCTGCCTCTTCCTGGCTTTCATTAGAATAGAACGGTCCACCCACCATGTCTTGTGTTACGCTCATCGGAACGCCATGCTGACATGATCCGCAATTGTCTTTTGTAAACTGCTTGCTATATACGCCTACGAACCTACATTTACCTTTTTGGTTAGCAATAGCCTGCCCTTGAGCTTTAACGGCTTCCTTAGCCTTATTATCAGCATCCTCTTGACTTACGAAAGAAGTAAAAGGATTGCCTTCAACATCAGCTTCACTTACCTCTACTTCTGTTCCTGAATCCGGTATTTCACAGTCGTTCTTTTGGAACGTTTCTGAGTAATGACCGGTCCAGCTACAAACTTTGTTCCCACCATCTACCCAACGTTCTTGATTGTGGGTTTCAGAACATTCGTTGGTATCATGTTGCTTTTTCTGAGACTTACCTTCATTACATCTAAGTTCTTCCGGAACAACGTCTTCCCATACAGGATCGGTGCTAAGTGGCGTACAGTTGCCGTTTTTATTAACATAGGCCTGGCCTCCTTCTTCTACGATCCTACGAGCTTCTGCGTCTGCCGCCTCCTGGCTTTCTGTAGACGTAACAGGACTACCGTTAACCATTTCGGCCGTAACTTCCATTTCTACGCCCTTATGACAAGCTTCACATTCAGGGACGAATTTCTTGCTGTAATGACCGGCATAGACCGTCATATTCTCGCAATTACCCTTACTGTTAGCAATAGCCTGTCCTTGTTCTTTGACAGCAGTCTTAGCCTTGTTATTGGCATCATCTTGACTTACAGTGGATGTAAATGGGGCACCCACTACATCTCGTTCGGTTACGGTAATCTTAGACCCTACCTGACCTTCATTACAATCGTTTTTGGTAAATTCTTCACTGTATTTACCAGTCCACGTGCAATGTCCGTCCCGGTTGGCTATGGCCTGGCCCTGCTGCTCGACGGCAGCCTGAGCGAGCGCGTTAGCCGCCTCCTGGCTTTCGTATGAAGTAAAAGGACCACCGGTTACATCGTCTTGGTCTACTGTTACCTGCGAACCTACGCCTTCTCCTTCACAATTGTCTTTTGTGAATACCTTGCTATATACACCAACAAATTGGTTTTTATCTATGCAAGTACCTTTCTTATTAGCAAGATCTTGTTTCTGTTCTTCCATAGCGGCCTCGGCCAACGCGTTAGCTGCCTCCTGGCTTTCCCTTGATACAAAAGCATCTGGGTATCCGGCAAGATCCTTTTCAGTCAAATCAACGAAGCTTCCGGTCTGAGATTCGGCATCGCAATCATTTTTCTGAACACGAGCCGAAGCCTTTCCAACGAAATAATTTGGATCAGTAACGCATTCTCCATTCAGGTTGGCTTGTTCCTGACCGTTTTTCTCTATATCATCAAGAGCTTTCTGATCAGCATCTTCTTGACTTACGTCTGATGTGTATTTACCAGCTTCTACTGTGTAAGTGTAAGGAGCTCCGATAAAACCATCTTCGCAGTCATTTTTATAAAATACTTTTGACTTCTCTACATTATACCATAAATTTGTTTCACATGTACCATGCTCATTAGCATAACCTGGACCTTCAGCTTCCAAGGCATCCAAAGCCTTCTGATTAGCATCCTCCTTAGAAACAGAAGAAGAGAAGCGGCCGGCTTCTACAACGTACTCTACCATAGATCCAACTTCAGTCACTTCACAATCTGTCTTTTGGAACATCTTGGATTTCCTGTCATTGTACCATTTTATGGTATTGCAAGTACCATGAGAATTAGCATAGTCTTGACCTTTGGCATTCAACTCAGCTTCAGCCTTACGGTCAGCATCTTCTTGGCTTATGGTAGAAGAAAATTGCCCGGCTTCGATCGTCATCGTAACCAAACTTCCTTCTTCGGTATCAGGATCGCAGTCGTTCTTTCTAAACGACTTTGATTTCTTGACATTGTACCATAATATGGTTATACAACGACCATGCTCATTAACCCAGTTCTGACCATTTTGCTCAATGTCTCTCATAGCCTTGTCATCAGCATCAGACTGAGATATGATAGACGTGTATTTTCCGGCCTCAACAACGTACTCAAGCTCTTCCCCTTTCTCTGTCTCAGGATTACATCCTTCTTTTGTAAAAAGAGCCGACTGTCTTTTATTTCTATAAACTACCTGTTCTTTTTTTTTATGAACTACCGTACATTCTTCAGATACGCTACCATCCCTGGAAGACACTCTTATCTTGACACTTCTGTTGGCACCAGTATCATTTTCATCAAAGTAAATATTAACCTTACTGTTAAGACCGCCTTCTTTCTTATCTATGTTCGCCCAACAATTATCTACTTTCATTCCTAATCCTCCATCTTAAATTTTCAGGATTTGTACTTACGTTGATTACCTCCGGTGATCCATCTGAATCAAGATCAACAACATCCTTGTCCAGGTGAATCTCCTCCTTATCCACAGACTCGCATTCAACTATTTCAATAACATAATCTTTTATATTACTTTCTATACTTAACTGCGTGCTTGTTTCATCACCCTCAATTTGTTCAAATTCCTTATCCAATTTAATGTAAGGAACGACCTTTCCAGGCTGATAAATAGGAATCAGTACACCATTTATAGTTATGTTCTCATTAACTTCATTCCCATCCTCATTACCAGGCATGGAAACAATCATCGAAACCTGGAACGTGTCTTCAAGACCCGGATCACCAGGGAAACCATAATCAAGCCTAATATCATTGACATCAATATTTAGACCAGAAGCGGTGGTAAATGCCTTTATAACACCCTTTATACCACTATCTCCTGTAATAAGGGCATTGATAGAAGCGGCGTTGGTAGTAATAAGGATCTGCTTATCTCCACCAGATATAGGGAACTCCAGCCTACTAACCGACACTTCTGTGATCTTAATACCTTTTTGCTTGAAAGTAATGGCTTTCATGCTTTCGGTATCGGACTTCTTCACAATTCGGATAGTGATCCTATCTTCCCTTCCTTTCCAAGATGGAGCATCGAAATTCATTTTATCACGACCGACACCTTCCTTCTTATCTGAGGTAAGCCAAGAACCATCATCCATCTTATATATTCTTTCTTTGCTCATAATAACCCTCCTTCATTAAAGTGTCAGTTCCCATTCAACGCCATCATCTACCACAACCTGTACCGTAGCCGTACCGCCTGTGGCTTCAAATGTTATGTCAGTAGGAATAACATCAAATATCTCTTGTACGCCAACACATCCTAAGCCACAGATAATATCCTTAAACCATTCCTCTTTAGCGTATTTTTTAAGAACTTCTTTAAAGAACTCACGAAGCCAATCTGAATCAATAGATTCCTTAAGTATGGTTTCTATTATTTCCTTAAGCCAAGATTCGTGCATTTCCTCTTTCAGAATCTCTTTAATAAGCTCGACAATGGTTTCTTTATCTAACTTATCAGAAGGCACAGAGCCATCAACGAGATTACCCCCACATATAAATCCTTTGCATTTTTCTGCCATTTCTTATCCTCCTAAATTAACAATGGAACCCATAAGAACTATTTGCTTCTTCTCGGTACACAACCCTCACTTCAGCAAGTTCATCCTGTTGACACATATCCCGGCAGAACCTAACAGTACGACCCTGGACTTTATACATATCAGAAGGTACGACACCCCCGCAATAAGATACAAGCAAAATCTCTGCCGGATCTTTCTTTAGAACCACATGAGAAGTACCGTCAAACACTTCTGTATTGACAGATCCACTTACGTTAATAGCCCTTGAAACGTATTTAGCTAAATTAGCTAAAGCTCCGTCTAAAGGCATACCATGATACAAACCAGCTTCTTCTATAGTTTCTCCATCATAGAATATGTTAGAAGAAGGAATATTGCAATGATGCGGGCGTTCGCACCCACCATGACTGCCAAAACAACCGTTATTCATATTTTTATTTAAATTAATAAATTAACTTTTTTCTATCATAAAACGCTTACATCTTGATAATTTTAATTTTTTATACGTGATATCTCTCTTGTTTTTACCATTAATATCACGAATATTAAAACTACCTGTTTTGCGTCTTGCGAATATAAAATAACAATTATTTTCAAACATAACCCTATCAAACAATCGAAAACCAAAAACTTCAAAAGGTGATTGATTTAGTCTTTTGATTCCTCCTTTTGGAATCTTTTGTTTGTGAATCTGACGATTATGTCTTCTTACTAATCTTACTTTATAATAATAACCTAACCTTATAGCATTAAAATTCTTAGAAATAACAAAGGCATCAGAAACATGAGATTTTTCAATGTCGTGATTGATTCTATTATATTTTGTAACATAACCGAAAGTCATAGAAACTCTATCATATTTAGACCTTAGTTCTTCATACAACCTCCATTTCATTATTTCCATTACGGCTGCGTCGCGAAGCGACGATCCTCGTTTGATCTTCAAATCTATATTACCTTTATGGTATTCTTTATGACATGTTTCACATAAGGTTATAAGATTAGATGGAGAATTTCCTCCAGTCTTTCGGGATTCAATGTGATGAACATTCAAAACATGGTCTTTCGATTTTCCTTTACAATACTGACATTTATGTCCGTCCCTTGCTAAAACATATTCCCTTACATTCCAAAAACCAAGTTGATCACCTTCCTGATATTCTTTACCTGATATATTAGGATTCTTGATCTTTTGAGTATCAAATTGAGCTACCTCGATAACAATACGAGATATTGGTAGTATAGAGCAAACATTTTCAACAACACGAATATGGGCGTCTACTTTGTATTTCACCGAAGGTGCTACCCATCCCGGACGCCTACTTTTTATTCTATTATCGAAACGAGGTTTTCTATACCTTAACCTATTTCGTCTTGTTCTTCGTAGCTCCCTCCTTGTAGACAAAAGATCTACGATATCATTTCTAAGGATCACTTCACTACTGTAAAGTTCTTTGCTTTTCGTTGTAGCTGATAGACCAACATGCTTAGTCCCAGCATCAACGCCTAACACAATTTCCTGTTTGTAATCAGATGTTACGTACATTAATTTGATGGTAAACGGACATAGGTTCACAACGACTGCCTTTTTGTCTTTAAGCAGTCGTCTGACCTTACCATGCCTTGTTGTGGGCATCATAGGTTTACCATTTATGTCTTGTACGTACACCATATCTACAAACGTTTTTAATGTTTATTCAACATAAGTCAGGAATATTCCATCCTGTTAGTACCCATCGCCAATGTTATTTAAGGTTTTCGTAAGCAACACTGTTCCTGAATACCAGAACTGTTTAATCACTTACCTTAGAGCTACGAACTTGGATAAATATCCGCAGGTAACTATATATTCTTAAATAACGTAGTGTCTGTTTCAACACTTAGGCTAATAATCGGAATAGCTTAAACTATTATATATAATATATAAATTATATATTACTCTCGATATTTACCTGTTATTGCCATTACTCAAAATATTTATTTTTTGTTTTAAAAATTCTATTTCCCTATCCTGGTATTTCATACGGCATATCATTGCATTGATTAAAGCCGTAAGATCAGATTTCTGAGCCAGACTGAAGTAGCCAGCGTTGATGCCGTCCGCACAGTACACGCAGTTCGTGCAGGTGTATCCGTCCGGGCATGGCACCGGCGTCTCGTCCACATGTGGAACATATACGTGTTTGCCACTTAAATCCTTACCAATTTGTGCACTCTTTTCCATTTTGAAGTTGTTTTTCGAGTTTTTCAACCCTTTGTTTTAAAAGCGTATTTTCTTCAACCATCCTATCCAAAAACTTATCTATGTTTTCGAAAACCAGTTCTATATTATGTATAACCTCATTATAAGGCATACCTGGAGTTAATTTGGATATGAATGTCTTGCATCCTGTATAATGAATGCAATGATCGCTTAAATGACCATACGGGCAATCGCATTCTTTTGGAAGAATCTCGCAATTGTCCGTACAGTCATTACATGGATCAGACCCGATGCAAATATTAGATCTCAGAATATCAGGTCTGTCATCTTTACAAGTATTACACGTATTCATGACTTATCTTTTTTTTGGTGCAAGATAGCAATTTTCATCCACACCATCACAAAAGAATGTCAATCTATGTATTCCAGACGGTTAGTACTGCCCTTAAAAACGTATCCACATCTGTTTTCTATCTCTACATCAGTAATAGGAAGAATAGCATCTTTGCCATAAGTAAGTTCACATTTTGAAATAAAATTTACTATACCTTGATAATTACCGTGAAATTCCCTTGCAAGTTTCCTGCCTGTAGGAATCCCGTCTTTATTCGTTTCAGGAATGCCTATCAAGCACTTTATCCAGTTCGGCTCATTCTTATTATTGCTTCTTATTTCATAATTTATGATATCAAATACAATACCTCCAAGGTTTTTGACATCAATATTGTCCGCATCCATTTTCTTATCAATACGGATCGTACTTGTTAAATCTCGTAATTTCATGATACTTTCTATTTTAGACATTAATGAATAACTATCACAGTGTTTTAAGAGACCAAAGTAAGAAGCCCAACTTTCGTTTGTAATACACTTCTTTGCGTCTTTGGCCACCCTCTTCCTTATTCTCACATAACCTTTATTGTGTTCGGATACGCCTTTGTTGTTACGGTGGAAAACATACCCGCAAAAATCAAGAGGTTTATCCATGTCTGTTATAATACAAGTATGCCTTTTAGATCTTATCTTAAGCTCATACCACCAATAATTCTTAATCCTCCATTTGGTAGTATTGGCATCCTCCTTAGTATAAAAAGCAAGGAAATTATCATCAGCATACCTCAATGAAAAAGGAGCCATTCTCTTTACAAGATTATCGAAATCTTTCATAAGGAGATGATGGATAAAAGGACTTGTAGGAGTACCTATAGGTAGCTCTCCAGATACAAAGCTTACGTCTATTACAAAATCTATAAACTTTTTATTTGAAATAAAGTTCTTAAGCACTTTTCTAAATACCTTATCTTTTGCATGATTGTAGCATTTACGTTGATCTATAACCAAGCAATACTTCAAATCAAGTCTATCATAATAAACATGCTTCATCTCTTTAATAAGAGACTTCGATTTAGACGATGCTGTTATGCCAAATCCTGGCTTGCAATTAAGACCATTCATATTATCCTTCTCATAATACAAAGGACCTAACTTTACTAAAACAAGATGCTGATAGATTCTGGTGGTAAGGTCCGGACTGTTTATTTCACGAACCTTACCATTCTTGTTTTCTTTGATAAGTTTGCGATATTTGATTTTGCTAACATAAGTACCATCTAAATACCATTCATACAATTTTAATGAATTACCATCAAAATCAGAATTGAAATTAACAACATCATTCTTTTTAGAATGGTTTTTAAATGCTGCTTCGCATGCTTCTCTAATATCATCCAAACTTATATCTATATAGTTTGAAACTGATTTCAGTTGTGGGCTAATGACGGGCTTACGACCGTCGCGCATCTCTATCATATTTTTATCATATAACCTCATACGCTTGTCTTTTATTGATTCTCCACTCCTGGGAAAGATTAAAAAGAATATACCCAATTTTTTAGCCCACACAGGGCAAGGCCGCAATTGTTGCGATTCGTATTAGAAGCGGCGTTATTCGCATTCAGATTACGAGGCGAGCAATTACTGTTGTTCGCATTACCGCCGAAACGAGCAGCCAATTCTTTTTAACCTTTTTCTCAACCGTTATTTGCTATTTCAGAGGTCAGATCCCAATGTAAGACTTGTTAGCAGACTAACGGATTTCATTGAATAGCTTTTTTATTGTTTATAATGTTAACTATCTCTGTTGTCTAATGACGTTGCAAACGTATGTAAAATATTTTATAGCTACAAAACAATTTGTATTAAATATTTTAAATTTTTGTTTTGTAGCTATAAAATATTATATTAACAAGATACGGCTGCTCCGTAAGATAGTATAAGGCTGCGCCTTAGCGCTGCGCTTATGATGGCTGCGCCATCAATGGGTTGCACCCATTAAACCTGCGGTTGACTGACGTCTAATAACAACTGGGCAAGGCCGCAATAGTAGCGATGCGTATAAGAAGCGGCGTAATGCGCATACAGAATACGAGGCGAGCAAGTACTGTAGTTCGCATAACCGCCGAAACGAGCAGCCACTCTACTCCTTAAACCGATAGCTGAAGCCCAGTAGCAATTGTCCCATGTATAAAAACATTCTCCTGATCCGATACCTCCGCCTTTTTTATCTTTCCATCCAGTATAAGGAATACGGTGTAAAGCATAACTATCTCCTAAATTTTGGGTAGTTGCCACCTTTTTGTATTTGGACTCAAAATCAAAAACCTCACCATTATTTATAGTAGACCTTTTCTCATATGTCCATTTCTTTTGATCTGGCTCTATATAGATATCAATAGTATTACCTATACGAGTAACATTAGGATCATTTAAACAAGTCCCTACCTGTTCGTATCCCCCTCCACAATATCTAAAGACATCTCCAGACAAATTCATACCGTCGTATAAAGACATCCTTAAAATAATTTCCAAATCAAATTCTGCTGGTTCGTCATTTTCATCTAAGGCTGATATGGTACCAGTCATTTCCTTAAACACAATAACATTCATATGACCTTCAGCCATACTCTTGGCTCCCTGGACGTTCTTATACCAGTATTTTCCTCCATAAAAATCAAACTCTGATCCTTCTTCTACGCCTGTCTCAAATGCAAAAGAAGCCGCCATCTGGCTTTCCATGCACTGTTCTTTAGGATATTCTGAATTTATGAGGTAAGAAAAATGAGTTTTTTTAGTAGGTTCATAATGTATAATAGAAGAATTTGTAGCCCATGATCCATACAACCACGTCTCTTCTCCTTTTTTACGATACTTTACACCTCCGTATTTGCGATAATTGACATCATTACCTACTCCGGAGTTACTTGATATCCCTGATCCAAAAGTATCCGGATTAACCAAGTATTTAGTACCGTACAACATTTCAAGGTATATGATATAAGCATTCAAGGTCAAAAACCCACCTTCAGAAAAAGGATAAGAAGATTCAGGATCTACGTTATTAGCCCTCGAATACTTAGCTATATTGATTTGATTTACATCATTGCATCTCGGATAAGTTCTTCCATTTAGAAACATTGTGCAGGCGTTACCAACCCCGGCTCCGGATTTACAATTTGTTTCTCCTTCATACAAGAAAAAGAAAGATCTTGCCTTGGAGTCTACTGTACATACCGGTCCAGGAGATAAGGCTGTGGGCGGCAGCACAGGGCACGTCTGGCGCAGGTCAAGTCCGTCCAGCATAGGAACCGTGTCTGCGTCGTACACACCAGACCATATTTTCCCGCTTTTACCAACTACCTTATCAGCTACATATAGACTCTTGCTGCATCCTAAGAATATGCTATAATTCTTTGAAGTAGTCTCCCAAGGTCTTAAAATCCTTACCTCTGATCCTGAAGCATTATAAAGTTTTTGACTAATGCCATACTCTTCATAAAAAGCCTTAGCGTCAAATGCTCCGGCATCACAATACTTATTTTTATGACCGCTATCCAAATACAGTTCCACATCGCATTCGGCTCTCATTTCCTCAGTTATACCTACCGTAGGAGCAAAATCTCCATTTTCAAATCTAAGGAGATTGTTCTTACGAAGCTTTCCAACCGGACGTACCTTGTCTCCGGTATTTTGAGTCATGTCTATAAGGTAAAAATCCCAAGAAGGGAGAAGGCTTTTGTCACCAACTGATTCCGTGGCTTCTGGAGGAAGCTGGTCCTCAGCCCAAGCGGATGCCGATCCTGAAGCACCTTCTTTAAGAACGTTGAAAGTATTACCATCAGACAAAACAAAAGGCTCAGATTCCTCCCCTTTCTTCGATAAAAACTTTTCCCTTTTACCAACTTGATTAACGACGATGATCTTCTTAGCCTTATTCCCTTCATCGGAAATAGTGTAATTCAAAGTCGTATCAAGACCTTCATTTATTTCAGAAAACACCGACACCAGTTTATCATTCTCACCTTCTGTCGGATTAAATTTTACGTTGCTCATTTTCAAAAATCAAATTTGCATTCATCAACAACAGGCTCACATTTGGTATTTTCATTAACCCATTTCATGCCCTCTTCTTCCAGTATCTTCTTAGCCTTTTCATTGGCATCATCAACGCTAATGAAAGACGTTACGGTACCGGCGTATATCCTCCTGTATTTCTCAGGAGCCTTCCATCCTTCCTTACAACGTTTACTAAACCAACCATGTTGATCTTCGTTGTAATAAACGGTTTTACATACTCCAGATTCGTTAGCGGCAGCCTGCCCCTCTTGCTCAAGGATCCTCGCAGCTTCGTAGTTAGCTATTTCGGTACTGAACTTAGACCATACACGACCGGCCTCTACCACGTAATGTATAGGCTGTTCTTGCTTTTGACCATCAGGGCAATCATTTTTAAAGAAATCCCCTTCCTGTCTTGTGTTATAATAAACCTCGCAACATCCACCTACTTTATTAGCATACAACGGACCTTCCTTCTCCGCAAACTCTTCCGCTTTCCTATCTGCATCATCTTGGCTTATATCCGAACAAAATTCAGCTTCATGAACGATAAACGTTTCTTCAGAACCAAGATCTTCCGGACAATTCGATTTCTTGAAAGCTTTTCTGTATTCTTTGTTGTAATACATCTTTTTCATGACAAGATCTTATTAAGTTCTTCTTTGAATTTCTGAATCTCGTCCGGACACAACCCACATTCCCCTTCACATACGATTCTTCTCATACGATCTATTTTAAGAACCGTATCCATATCAGGCTTGATACCTACCTTATACTTATGATATTGTAGATACTGATCAGCCTTACATGCTATAAAACGATCAGCACACTCACATAAGTAAGATGAAGGGAAAAGAATTTGCTGTGTACTTCCGGTAGCTGCCATATCATTTCACGGTAAAATACCTGGCGTATTCTTTATTTATATATTCAGAATAAGTAGCAAGATCATCAGGATCCGGGCACCCGTTCTTCAAATTAACAATCCAGCCTCTTACCAACTTTTGAATATCAGCATATCTTTTACTTACACCCCCTACAAACCTAAATTTTCGATGAAGGTCTATGATTTTCTTGTCCAAGACAGCAAGTTCATCATATTTCTGAATACAAGCCGCATTAGAATCAGCTTTAGGTGTCGTATTCGACTGAGGCTTTATAGCCCGACTTTTATTAACAGAAGCGATGTTGCTTCTTCCGCATCCACATCCCATAATTTATTGATATTTAATTAATTATATTTTACAACCACAATTTTCACAATTATTGATAACATAAATCAATTTAGATGCTTTTTCATATAATTGTTTTACGTTTTCAAAATTCCCTAATCTCATATTAGCTTCAGCCGCAGCCAGAAGAAACTCTATTTCTTTTATTTTGTCAATAACGTCATCATCCTCATGATCACATAACACAGTTGACCTGGCCCATATCTTATCTATGTTAAGACGGATCAGGTCTGTTTTTAAATACTTTCTGTTAAATGAATAAGATGAAGGACTACCTTTTATGGTAATATCGTATATACCATCTTTTAGGTTTTCAAAATCATTTCCACGACCGGGATTTATGCCAAGGGTTTTACTGTTGAATACATTCAGCTGATTCTTACCAAGATAATAAACATACTTATTCTCATCTTCAGGTGGTACAATCTCTATAATAGCCGGTCTGTCTGCCAATATCCCCCATTCCGACTGATCGGCTATGCGAAGCGTTTTAGGGTTGTTTGTACTTACAACCTCAAAATCAAGATGGATGTTGTTCATGCTCTCTTCCCACCCCATTCTGGTAAGGGAATCATCGTATCTGGCTGTTATATCGGCTCCCTCTACCTCAGTGCTATTAACACGTACCTCAGTACCATTTATCTTGACTCCTACTATTTGGGCTACCAACGACTTAGCCATACCAAACATAGGAACAATGATTTCCCCGTTGTAATCAGTTCCTTCATTTGGATACTGTACTACTTCCGTCTTGTACAGACCGTCATTTCTTCTGGCTACTATTCTAATAACCATCTGATTTTCTACATCATAATCGGTCATTACTATCCTGACATAGAAAATGTTATTTCTTATCTGTGGTAAAATATCGATATAGTTCATACCTTATCTTTTTCTACAAAGATAAGTAAATGAGGTGATAAAAGTTTAAACTATTGGACATTAAATAAAAGGTGAGGTGATTATCACCATATCCGATAATAGACCACAGCGCCTAAGTAGGGGGAGAAGCCCTCGCGCCCAACCCCATACCCCGCCGCCAGTCCTATGCCCCAGCGCCGGCTCTTTTCGTATATTATTTCTTTTTTGTGGTAGATGATCATCGTATCCAAATTGGGTCTGTATCCGCTTATAACAGCCCGATAATCATCTGTGCTGTATGTTTTTCTTTGTATTGGAATATTAATGTAAACAGTGTCTTTTATCGTATCTTTTTTAACTATAGCATCCATAGGGAAAGGTATCTCTACCTCCCCTACGTCAACTATATACTGAGGAACAGGAATAGGATGGATAACGGTGTCTATTACCGTATCTATTTCTATATCATGTATTATCTCCTGCTTCTTGCATGTTTTACCAAACAAGAAAGACATAAAACACAATAGGAGAACTCCTAATACATGCCCTACCCTCATTTTTTGCAAACACATTTCTTACCCTCCTTATCTTCATCTAAAAGTTCTTGTATATCACCGTTATTGATACTTTCTTTAAGCTCTTCTCCAAAAGGAACTTTTTGCCACCAACTCACTTTACTAAAGAAGTATTTAACGCCTTTTACTATCATCAAATCAGGTGCAAGATCGCCAAGGCGCTTAAATGCCATTCCACCGTATAATATTAAGGCGAATATCGTAATCCACTGAAGAAGCATGTCTATAAACTCTGGGGATTTATGCCCTCCCATAGACATAATAAGATCCATTCCGGATATGGTAAACAACCCGAAAGAGCAGGCCGCGAACTCAAGAAGGATTTTCAAAACTCCCATTTCGCTTATGCATGTCAATATCTTAAAAGGCCTCTTTCTCTTTCTTCGGATATAGCAGTGTTTGATACTTTTTATAGTAGCTAACAAAATATTTATAGCTAATATAAACAATATAGAATATATAAGGTGGTGAATCTCCTGGAAATTCATCCAAAATGCTGATAATCCGGAAATGAGAAAAGCCCAGAAACTTTCTAAATTCATCCTTCCTACAAATCTGTAAGCCATATTAGAACATAGTTACTTTCTTGCTACTTCCAAGAGAGTCATATACGTCAATATGGACCCAATTGGTACCTGATTCTAATCTAATAGGACAAGGAAGTAAATCCTGCGACTGAATTATTTTATTCCTTGCCTCCTCTGCCGTCATACCTTTAGCATCGAAATCGATGGCTGCCCCAAGCATATGAGGACTGATATACAACGACCCTGATACGGTCTTTGATTTTACTATATCCGAGATATTGTTCCTAAACCCACGCTCATCAAACCTTCCGCCCGACTTCCAGGTATTAACCGTCATCGGAGTTTTCAAGATGTCTTTCCTTAAAACCAGTATCGTGTGAAGCAATTCAGTTCTTAAATACCTCCAGCAAAGATCTTTGTCTCTACCGTACTCTTTAGGACCAACTAATTCAACAATACTAAAATACTGACTCAATTCTTTTATAATATCTTTTCTTTCCATAACTTAACCTTTTTCACAAAGATAATCATAACCTTACCAAATATTTAAATAAGCAGAGTTTGGATTAAAGAAAAACCCCTGCATAAATAAATATACAGGGGCCATCCATAACATTAACAACAAATTACGACCTAAACAACCCTTACATATCCGGCTGATACAAGATCAGCAAGATTTTCATAAGCTAAAGGAATGCCTGAATCTCTTATGCAAAGATACTTTATTTCTTTATCAATATAATACTTTCCGTTCTCTAAAATAGAATTATATACCCAAGGAATAGGATCGTCTATCGTACCTGAATGCTTTTCTTGAACAACCATATACAGGCTTTCAGCTCCACCTCCCTGACCAGGAACCCAGTCGGCTTGGAGATTGTGATCTTGCCTTACTTCAAACAAAGTCCAATCCAAATCAGAAGGTTTGTTTTTGCTACGGAGACGCTGCCCTTTTACAACAGCCGTTCCCATAGGAAGACCTTTGTCACCGTAAACTCCATCCTTATCCCAAATAGGGTACAATCCCTTTATCTTAAGAGCAAAATTCTGATCAGTATTTTCCAGCATAGCCGGCGTATTGATCATCGCCCTCATATACATAGCTGTAGCCTTCTCAGGATCATTGGCTTCAAGGATCTTATTTTTTTCTATTATCTGATCCTTTGTCCTTACTAACTTTTCAGGATAGCCTTCATCCACTTTCATAGACTCAACTTCACTCCTATCGGTTTTAGAAGCTATTTCCTTTTCTATGGCAGCAGTACGATCATTGCACTCAGATTCATATACATGCATTTCATTCATTGCCGTATTAGCAATATCAAGCTCGTATTCTGAATCTGCTACAGATACGGTATATATTCCGCTTCCTTTTGCTACATCAATATCATTCTTTACCCTAGAACGCATATTCTCATTATACCATACAGACTTACCGTCTAAGCTATATGTTCGAACAGAATCAGAATAAGCATATTCGCGAGCTTCCTTAACTTTCTTTTCTTTGGCTATAGCAAGCAACTCTTCTTCTGTTGGTCCTGGTGGCTCAGGATCAAGCTGCATAGCAATAACTTCTTTTACACTCGCTTTAGGATTGTCTTGGTGAAACTGTTTCTGTTCTTCATCAAGTTGAACCCATTTCCCATCCAAGAAATCTTGATAAGAATATCCTACTTCATAAGAAGATGGATCCAAATCATATCCTTCCCAATAAAAACCTTTTATACTCTTATTTACATACAACATAATTCATCCTTTCTATTAAGCATTTTCACCTACTCTTATAACCAGCTTATCATTGATATACCAGATACTTAATTCAATAAAACTATTGACCGGTATCGTAACACTGTCACCTGACATGCTCTGGAACTGGCCAGTAGTAGGAAGCGGCTGCGTAATATCAGAACTGGTAGTGTTGTTGACACGAACCTGCCACTCTCGTCCTACATCTGATGATGATACGGACATAGATAAAGAAGTGGCAGCAGATACATTTGCTATAATATTATGAACACTTGTAGGAAGATTTTCCAATGTTGTAACAACAGAAGGAGTTCCTGCCATAAAATCCAGAAAAGAAATGCTGGCTTTTGAAGTAATAACATTAATACCACTATATGTAAAACTTTTATCCTCATTTAATTCAATGAACACATTGGAGAAATTCAACCCGTTTCCATCATTAAAACAAGAAATAAGTTTAATATTGTAAGTATTTTGGTCTTTAGATATTACCATAGGCACAACTTCTCCACTAATCATTCCTACAACAATCTTATTCTCATAAGCCGAAACAACGCTATTATAGACATCATCACTTACGGTTCCTGAACTTGAATTAAACTGATCAAGATCTAAAAACGTCATTTCTACACCAGTACTTACCATACCAATAGATTCCAAACTCTTAACTCCTTCTGAATCTGTAACCAAAATATATTCATTATATACATTGCCAGTTTCAGTAGAAGCTAAATCATCTTTTACAAAATACATGACGTTATCAGCAGCCTCATCTACATTCGGCAAAACAGTAACAATTTGCTTTTTCCATCCAGCAGCAGAAACAGCATTATCTACGTACTGCTTTGTTATATGATCTCCCCATGTCATGTCACTAAGAAGAGTCTTGCTACCGTCTTGACTTCCGGCAGGGGGAGCCGGGATAAGGCCTCCCTTGCCCGACTCCGAACTTGTTCCAGGAGCGGCCTGCACCACATTCTCAAGTCTGGAATCAACCTCCTGGCCTTCGAATTTACTGTTATAACCTATTTCTGCCATATTTATTTTTTGTTAATTTTATCCAACAACTTCTTGACCTGGTCTACGATGTCCATCACCGCACCAACCTTGTTTTTTACGTCCTCAACCTTCTGATCGATCTTAGAATCCAAAGCCTTTAAACGATCTTCGTTTTTACGATACACTAAATACAGGGCTAAACCGATGATTGCTATCGTAAGGATATTAGCCAAAACGCATCCGATTATTATCTGAAACATGATGATTATATGGTAGATAACGCTACCACACGCTTTGATTATTCAACTTTTTACAAATATAGCAATTGTCTCAACCATAACAAGATCAAAGACGCTCGTTATTAACATCGGACACCCATTCTTTAGATGAAAGAACAGATTCAAACTCAGAAGAAGGACTGTCATATACCGGATACGGATATTGAGGATCATCATCAGCCTGCGCGTCTAAAGACTTAAATAGATGGTCATAATGTTCTACGTGTAAAATAACCTTAGAGCCGTCTACGCTCGCTCTTAGGCTACCTATTCCTAATTCACGTCTCTTTTCTTCAGATACGGAATCATATACTTCTTTTGGTATGATAATGAATTTCATATTATTTTGCTTTTAAAGTTTGTAAATAGTTGTAGGCTTTGATACAGTCGTCTTTGGAAAGAATCTGATTGTTGTAGATGCCGAGAAATTTAAATGCTAATTGACAGAAATAAGATGTCTCATTACTTGATGTGCCAATTTTTAATAAACGTTCTAAAGCTCGAATGGTTCCTATTTCAACATGATATTCATTCCATTCGGCATCATATATGGTACCATCTGATGAAAACGCTTTTATAGATGATGTAATCACTCTTAATGAGCTGCCACCTTCACCCATTGTGACAGCTATCGTCCCGGAACCTTGATAATTATACACAGTAAATATATTGCTTGCAAGAATACCACTTGCTACAGATACTTTACCTAAAAATACAGTATCGGTTATAATAGTCCATGTATCTGTAAATGCGATTGATTCAGCACTGACTACCTTATCATCCACCCCATCAGTAATGAGGTATCCTTCGTATTCGGGGATTTGCTCGATGGTAATATTGCATTCACCAGTAAACCCAACAGTACCTATTCCAACTATCACTTTACCACCTTCTTGTGGAATATTATAATCACTACGATATATGCCATCTTTATCAATCACATATGCATCTGTTACACTTTTTCTACCCAAAAATATTTTTTGACCATCAACTAACCCCGTGACTTTAAATATTATTGTTGTTGACGAACTATTATAACTATATAAAATATCTGTATTATAATTTGTAGAAGAACCGGTTATTTTCGAATTTGTTATAGTAACAGAATATCCATTTTTTACTATATCACCTCTATCTGCAACATGATTCCAATTAGTAAATTTTTGTATATTGTACAACCCATACCCACTCCCTTCTGCAAACCCAAAATTAGACAGTATAAGATCATTACCATTGCCCGTAATGTTGGCAATAGTAGCACGATCTTTGTCTTCGTTGGTTTTGCCTACCACTGTCCATGCCTGGTCGGGAAAGAGCCAGGGATAGGTTTTAACGAAGTAGTCTTTGATCTTGGTCAGTTCTTCTTCGGTGGCATCGTGGTCGAGAAATACAAGTTCCCAGATAGCGACATTAGAACAATTTCCGATGATGTTATTTAATTTTCCAACAAAAAGCGAGTTTGTCCCTTTAAAAGAACCTGTTGTTATAGGTACTCCTTTATAACTTTTAGATGTTTGATAGGTAAAATTATTTGGCAAATCCATCTCTATATTAGTATTTCCGAAAGATACAGGTCTATTAACAAACTTATTAGTTGCATTATTACTGTTGTATTCTAAAACGAAAGCACCATCATTGAACCAATTCTTTACATTAGATACTAATCCAGAGATTCCTTCACCCATTGAAATCCACTGTCTCAACGCCACAACCGTATATCCTTTTTCCTTAGTCAAAATAGGGAAGTTATCACAGGTACCGTAATCGTCTACTCCGTCAAAGACGAGTGCACCGGGGTAGAGAGGTAGTTGTTCGATGGTAATGTCACAATTAAAAGGATAAGTATTAGTAGAATTAGATAATCTAAAACCATAATATTCTTTGCTACTTCCAGGTAAAGAATAAATACCATCTTTTTTAATTTCAATTCTATTACTTATGCCGAGGTCAGACATAAACTTTAAAATTTCCCCATCTTTTATGCCGGTAACTTTAATTTCCATTTTACTATACCCGCCAGTTTTAGATTTCCTTTCTAAGAAAGGATTGGCAGTTTTTGCTTCGGTTACATGAATGGTAGAACTTGTTAATTCCGCTGTAGCATTCTCGGAATAGAGTATCCATTCAGAAAGAATGTTCCATTTGTACACATAACCACCTACTCCGGACATTCCGGCCCAAAGGAAGTTCTTCATTTGCAAGTCATGTCCATTACCTGTCTTATCTACCCATACAGGATTGGCAGCCATCTGCTCATTAGTAAGACCTAATGCTGAATAACGAGCTACAATTCCTTCTATATCAGGAAAAGAATCCACTCTACATGGTAAGTCTGATATCATTTTAGCATACTCTTTAAAAGGTATGGAAGTAGGTACATCATACCCTTTGGATATAAGGGCTTGCCTTATATCCTCTTTGGTATTTATGATCCTCATTAACTTATCTGATATGGTTCCCATTACACTTCCTCCCCATTTATATAATCTAATACCGAACCTATGTCTCCGATATCTGATTTTATTGACTCTCCTTGAGAATGTATTTCAATAAGTTTCTGATATAAGGTGTTATCCCCTATACGATTCTTATCTGTAGCTTGTTCTTCTATTTTGGATATCGTATCAGGATCTTCGTACTTAACACCATCAGGGCCATACCATTCGTCTGTTAAATTCGTGTATTTATGACGGACTGGAGTCGGTTTAGACTCCAGTGTTACTAAAAAATATTCGTTACAGCTCATGACAATAAGATTTAGTGGTTGCAACAATTACATCTACAAACTGTTCTCACGTAGCCAGAGGGAATAGCAGCCAGCGTCGTCCCTACGGCTATCGCCGGGTCAGTGCTTTCCATGACCGTAAGCGCCATCTTGTCCACGTCAAGGTCATTGTCGTAAACAATTTCTCCCTCAACGTAAATGCTCCCTGCATCAGAAACGTAGCAGTTTTTCACCTGTCTTATATGGCGCTGTGTAGCAGACGCAAAATCACACTCGATACTTAACCACCCTACCGGTATCTGATCGATATTGGATCCGATATTGTAATCAGGATCGGTTGTTTTAAGAACCATATGTCTCAATTCCCTTGTATTTCCATATCCGTCCATTGTTATGTATGTCCGGATCTGTACCTTGCCCTTTTCCGTCTTATAACAGTTTTCTACTATTTCTGTATCGGATGTAGTAGCATCAGGGAAATCACAAACAATACGCTGCCATCCTTCTTGTATTTTATTGAATGTGGCACCTCTTTGTATATCAGGATCGGTTGTTTCCATAACAATAAGATATTCGTCCCGGACTCCTATTATGCTATCTACCGACCTATATCCTCCAAGATGTATTTTACCACCAGGAGTTGTATAGCATTCATCTACGGACATGATATGCCTTTCCGTAAGATCAGGGAAGTCACATTCGGTTTTCGTCCATTCGTTAGGTATCTTATCTATTCTCGTCCACTGAGGATAAGCGACGTCCGTTGTCTTAACGATATAATAATACTGTTCCCTTACACCAAGAATAGCATCAATAGCTTGATAACCTTTTATATTGACCTTACCACCATCTGTCTTATAACATTCGTCCACTTCAACGATTTCCCGGTCTGTCATATCTGGAAAATCACATACCATCCTCACCCAATCTTCGGGTATGGAATCCAATACGGTCCCTACCTTAATATCAGGATCAGTTGACTGAAGGACAGTATAAACCTCTTCCCTGGATCCAAGAATATTATCTATGGCTATCAAGCCTTCTACCTGCACTTTCCCTTTTTTAGTAGTGTAACATTCAAGAACATAAGTTACATCTCGTTCTGTCATGTCAGGAAAGTCGCAAACCATTCGAACCCAATTTTCTGGAATTAGCTTAAAAACATACCCAGCAGGGAAATTATCGTCGGTTGACTGAATAACGGTATAGATAGATTCTCTAATGCTTATCTTATCATCTATGGCTTCCAATCCTTCTATTTCAACCTTACCATCCGGAGTCTTATAACATCTACTTACAAACGTAATATCACGTTCCGTCATATCAGGAAGATCACAGTCGATCATAACCCATTCATCTGGTATCTTAGTAAGAACCTTACCTACCGGATTATCCATGTCGGTACTGTCGGTAATTCTATGGGTTTCTTTAAGAACATCCATCTGATCGTTAAGAAGATACCAACTCCATACTTCAACCTTTCCACCAGGTGTACGGTAACATGTTTTGAAATCTTTGATAACTTTCTCAGCTATGTTAATCCACTCCCATTCGGTTGTGGCCGGAATACCAGAAACAGGATGCTTCTTGCCTTCTTCGTCAAGATACCAATAACAGCCATTTAAGGACACAACCACTTGGTAGATTTTGTCCCCTATTTTTATACCGGATTTGCTGTCATCTACCGGTTGGGAGGAACCCCATTTTCCAACTATGTTGGTTATTTTGTCAATGCCCCTACCAAAGGCACCGGCTAAAAAATCCACGCCATTCATATGAAACTAACTTATTTCAAATTGTTTTATTACAAAAAAGGGGGTGGAGGACCAGCCTCCTCCCCCTTGGGATATATAGAAAAAAAGGAAAATCAAATTTTACAAGGCTTGATATTTGCAGAAGCAGCTAACAAATCCATAAGATCTTGAATACCTTCGTGAGCGCCATACGGTACATGGAAGTGTACTGTAATGTGATCATCAATTACCCTACCGAAGCCATTAGAGTAACGTGCCGGCTTCAACGTTACTGAATAATCAGCATACGGAGCCAACAGGTCTAAGCGGGTTTCTTCGTTGGTAAACATACGTTCCATAAGTTCTTGATGAGTCTTACGGAAGTCGAAGAACATACGTTGTTCGCGTTCCTTATCAAGCAATTCAGCTCCAAGGTGAGTGCGCGGAGCCCAGTGCTGTTTGTATTCTGTGTGGATCGGGTTGAAGTACGTGCTGATAGCCTCACGTTGTTCATCCGGATAACCACCATTTACAGCAATACGAACAGATCCTTCCTGGAATGTCAGACGGTCAATCAAACAGTCAGACGGAGAAATCATATAATCTATACCACGGAACAAAATACCGCATTTGCAATTCTTAGGTAACGGATCGGCAATAATTGTACTATCACCAGCTACAGCACCCAAACGTTTCCAATTGCGTCCACGATAAGATTCTGGGGCTTTCGATACAAAGAAATCTTTGAAAATGTCATCACATTCGTCACAAACCATATTAGTTACGACCGTTGTTTTAAACTTGTGTTGACATCCACCAGGTGTACCATAATCTTCGATTGTCAGATACGGGAATGCCGCCTGTAATTCTGCTTTTGCACTACCACCACATTCATCATCCGGCAACGTGATTTCATAAGCTTCTTTCGAAATCTTACAAGAACCACATGCTTCCCAGCTAACAGTAGTAACAGTAGGATTACTACACATATCTGCTGTTTTAGCAACGAACGTTACTGTGGCTGTCGGATTAGTTTCTACAAATGCATCGATATCAGCCTTCGTCAGTTTCTTGCTTACGGCCACAGTGTACATACCTACTCCGCCATCCTGGGCTGCTGTTTTCTCGGCAGTGCTACTAACGGCATTCTTAATGCTTTCTACTACAGTAGACTGATCAACACCATCATCCTCTAACGTTACGGCATAGATCAAACCGCCATCTACCTTAGTATATCCTTCAGGACACTCTTCGCAGCCTTTCATAATAGAAGACAGCTTTTGAGTATAATCAGCAGGCTTACCGCCTTCTTTCATCACCTGATATTTAGATGTAGAAAGATGACGTCCAACTCTCTTAATGTCCAAACCAGGATAAGCGGCCTTAAGTTGAGCCAAAGCATAAGCATCGCCAGTATCACACATCTCCATACAATAGAAATTCATGTCTGTTTCTACCGGAGCTTTTTCCAATTCATCACAAGAATGTATAGGATGGATTTCAACAAAGTCACCTACCTTACCACCACCTGCAATAGGCTGATTCTTAATACGTTCTATTGTTTTCAAGATAGCGGCCAAAATATCAACATCTTCGCAAGGATCACATTCTGAGCACATATCCTCACGACCTGGACAGTTTTCGAAAATAATGTAATCATCGATATTCACCTCACCCATCGGATAACCACGAAGCTCGAACAAACGTCCTGTCAGCTTAATATGGATAGGAATACGATCGCCTTTTCTTGCTGTAATAGCGGTATTGTCGTCAATTCCGTTATAACCGAAAATAACTTCATCTACTTTAATTTCTTTGCTCTTCGGAGCAGAAGCATACACTTCTATAATTTCATCAATAGCAAACGTAGGTGTAGAGAATGATTTATCATCAGATACACGGTCGTTCACCATCTCATTACGTCCGATTCTGATCTGGAAACGTTGTTCGTCCTTACGATAACCCTTCAAATCAGTCAACGCTTTCAAACCATCTTTAGTCTGCTCACCATCCAAATCATAGATAGCGATCTGACCTTCTTGAAGCAACAAAGAATCTACGTCCGCCAACTTAGCGTGCGGAGGACAGATAATGTGTCTGTCATACGGTTTATGGATAGCCATAGCCTTATAATATTTTAAAAATTAATATTCTGTTATCTGTCTCAAAAATAGTGATAGTCATATAAGCAACAAAAAGCATTAGGAATTAATTAATTCTTAATGCTTTTTGATAGTCTTTAATTTAGGACACGCCTTTATTCTGCTATAAAGGAGATTGGACGTTGTTTGAATCTATTTGATAACGTCCATATTCGCTTTCATTCAAAGCAAATTGCTTTTCAATCATGTTAAGGATAATACCAATTAATTTATCATCTAATTCAGGATCTATATCAGTTGAATTAGAACCATCGGATTTAATATATCCTTCGATATCAACTTCCTTCGGATAGCGGTAATATGTAAGGTAAACGGTGTCTACATCAAAACCATACTTATACACCCTTACCGAATCTTCGCCTATTGTATAGAATGTTTCCCTAAAATCAAAATCAGGTTTGTTAAAAAAGTCGGCAAGAAGCTCATGCGGGTTTTCGTTCTTAGCCTCCCACATGGTAAAATCAGTGACCGTGCATTCACCTTTGGTAAATACGCCTGATATGTTTGAAAAAGAAAAGAAATCAGAAGGCAATGAAAACAAAGTGCTTTCCGGATTATCTTTATCTCCTTTCTCGTCAAGTTCTTTTGAATACACAACTAACTTTTGGATATAACGTATATCCTCTTCGTTTTTCTTATCAAGGATATAACGAACAAGGCGGTTTTGTTCGTCATTAAAAAGCTGAACAAAACGTGCCTTGTCAAGTTTTATACCACCGTTGGTCATGTTTTCTTCAGCCTTCTGTAATGCCCGGAGATAACAATCAACGATCTTCATAAATTATTATTTTTTGTCAGCGTATTGATCAACATCGAAATCTTTCTCATCTTCCTTTTTCTTCTTGTCAGACTTAGCTCCTTCTATTTTTTTATGCTTGTTCTTTAAAGCATTATACGCTTCAAGAACACGTGACTTGGTTTCTAACATCGACTTATTGGAAGCAAGAGCCATAGATGCAGAGATGGCGTCGGCGCCCAGGAGCTCGCCATTCAGATACAGTCCGTCGGTGTTGACGGTGACAGCCAGTCCCTCAACCATTTCCCTAATCATACGATGGAATTTGATCACCTGCATTCCCTCAGAAGATTCATCATCAGACAAGAACCTTGAGCTTGCTTCTTTATACATGTCAACATTAGTATTCTTAGCATCAATCCAATTAGTGAATATGTATTGAACCATGCTCTGATCAAGCTCTACGCTATATATGATATCAAGATACAAAAGCAGATCATAGATGCTTCTCCTTTCAGCCTTGGATCCTTTCAGTTTGTTCATGAACTCGTATAAAATATCAGCCTTGTCAATCTGACGTTGTTTCCTGATATCTACGGCCGTAGTCTTGTCTTCTACACAATAATAAGATTCAACGTACATCGGATTACCGTCTTCCTCTTTAGGAGTAAGAGACTTGGATAAAATAGCTATATACAGCTCAAATAAATCACGAACGTCATTAGTGTAGAACAAACGACCATCATATAAGTCAATTCTGTAAGAATCCCAGAAATCGAAGTTCTTTTGGTCCAGGTCCTCATTGACAGTTTCTTCAAACGGATACCGAATATTCTTAATACGCATATCCATTTCAGCTTTCTTGTCTTCAAGTGAGTAACCTTTATAACATGCTGAATTGATGAAGAAACCGGTATCATACACCCTAAGATCCTTATCCCATCCACAACAAGATACTGTCTTGTTCCCAGGGAAAGGAGTCTTGGAAATACCTCTTTCCTGATATCCGGAAGGAGCTTCTTCATCCATCTTACCTGTTATAACATAAATAGAGTCGGAATATATTCTCATTCCTCCTACGGTAGCCAGCAGTTTCTTGGACTCATGGCTTTCTTCAAAAATCTTTTTTCCCATTTTTATATATCCTTAAAAAACAAAATTTGCGGCCGGTTTTAAAGCCGACCGCAAGTTAATACTAAAAGTTATGATCACAAAGAACTCGGTAACAATTCAATTGTTACGAACCGGCTGGTATCTTTTACCCAACAAGCCGATACAGAGTGGCACCAGAATTGTTCTGACATACGAGGATGGCTGGATACAATTTCTTGAGCCGATACTCTGGATGACCATCTACCTTGTTCGTAACCCCACCACATAGAACCGATATCAGGTTTAACGTAGAATACATTGCTGTTGATATTACCAATACGAGCTTCGGATGAAGCAGGGATGCCGGCGAATGCGTTAGAGTATTCAGGAGCGGTCAAGTCTTCCATAATACAAGAATATGATGTGATAGGAGTCATGCCGTCTACCAACTGGCTTCTATCTACCATATCAACGTAATCCAAAGAAGGTTCGTGTTCTACAATGACCTTACCAATACCCGGAATAGTAACGCCCTTGATCTTTACAGTTCCTAATTCAAGAGCATCGTTTGATCCTGTTACCGGATTATTGATAATACGTTCTGTACCCATAAGCGGAGCCAAGGCACCTAATTGAGAAAAGAACTCATCACGGAAAATCTCAACGATATTCTTGTAAGCCATAGCACCTACTTTGAATTTCATTACGCGATTTTCAATCGGCATATCGCTACGACCACGGAAAATATAGTCAGCAGCAGCCAAGAAGTGTTCACGTTTGATACCACCCGGACGAGCATATGAGATAACGAAACCACGGCGAAGTTGATGATACAGACCTTCATTTTTCATCAAAACACCATTATGACCCTTAACTCTACCTCCACGCATGAACATAAGTTCGTATGCTTCCATCTTAGCCAATTCAGCCAAACAGAACAGAGATACTGTATTGGCTACACGAGCTGTACGCATATCAATGCTTCCATCACCAAGACGAGAACCGATAATGGCATAACTTGCATCACCTCCTCTGATTTCAGAAAGCTGACGAACTTTCTGGTAAGCCTTGTCGATGAAATTCTGCGTACGTTCGTCCGCATAAGCCAAAGACTTAATACCAGCGTACATAGTCGTTTCACCTTCAACACCACGGTGTCCACCAAGCGTAAATTCACAAGTCATAGAACCGGCCTTAGAAGCACCTCCTACACCAGAGAACTGAGTAGAGAACTCACCAAGAACGTTTGTTACCTTCCAGTATTTAATACCGGCACGAAGCATGTCTTTCGGGAAGTATTTAGCACGAGAACGACCCCACAGCTTACACCAATATCTCCAGTTTTCACCTTCTTGTTTCGGAGGGCGCTCTGTAGAGATAAGAGCCTGGCAACCGTTAATCACATCGTAAGTAATAACATCTCCTTGTTTGAATTGTGCATTCAACACAATTTCGAAGAAGCTTTCATCAATACCAGGTTTTGCATATTTCAAAGACGTGTCTTCTACTGTAACCACCTCATACGTTTCTGATACCGGAAGATCATAACGGAATGAACCATTGATACCATTTACGGTAATAGTAGCATCCTGTTTGATCATACCCATATACATAGGCAGAGGATAGTTTGTAATATTAGAAAACAACTCAAGCATACCCAGATGGTTCTTATCCGGATCTTCGTAGTACCAATCTTCTAAAGAGCTAAGATCGTGTTCTACGATACTTTGCTTAACGACTTTAGCGTCGGTATATCCAATCACCGTGTCACCATTCATGGTGGCCGGGAAATTTTTTGTTAAAAGTACATTAGCCATGAACGAAAAAATGTTTTAATCTTTTTTAATCAATATTTATTTCATCGAACTTCACACCTTGAACTTGATCACCTCTATCATCTACCGGAGCCACCCTCTTATCTTTATTTGTATGACTGATGAGCTTATAAATTTTTTTCTTCTCATCAACTACAGCTTGATTTGACTTCTGTTTTACGAACTCACCTGGATTCATAAGAAACATAATCAAATCAGGAGCTTCTTCCGGATTCATCATCATCTCCTTTACCCTCTGAAATGCTTTTGTAATTCCAGGATTCGATTCAGAAGATTTTAGAGCAAAATCAAGTGCTTTGGATACCATAGTATCATTTAGCTGATATTTCGCCTGAATAGAGGACTTAAGATCTTTTTTATATCTCCTAAAATCCTCTACGTCCTTTGCCTTCTTGTCGGCAGCCTCTTTGGTACGTTGCTGAATAATATCATCCATTCTCTTATCAAGCTCAGCCTTATACTTTATAGCTTTTGCTTCAACATACTCTTCCCCTTTATTAATGATGCCTTTGAAAAACTCATCTGCTTCATCTTTGGGCAACCCAAGAAGATCAACATAATGGCGAACGATCTTTATCTGATCTGCTTTGTTTTCAATATCAAGCTTTTCTATAGGAGCAACATTCGTATCATACTGCTTAAGAATATCAACGATATTGGCGCCTGCCTTATCAGCCTGAATAAGCTTCTTAGTAATATCAGAAACAGAAGTAACATCTATCTTATCTTTAATAATATCCTCTTTCTGACTTTCGAAAATAGTAGACAGTATGTCACACAATGAATCTTCTTTACTAAAATCAAGATCATTAATAGTAAGCTCTTCGCCATTTTCACCGCTAAATACCACATCTTTCAAATCAGGAATAATACCTCTTGAAGAAAGGGTATCCAATACTTTTCTGTAATTGGCAACCGGAACATCTACCATATTCTTATTGCTATCAACTACACCATCTCCTCCTTTTTCATCCACTTTGGGATCAGGAGTAGGATCAACAACCGGATCTTCTTTAATATGAGAACCTTCTTCTATAGGCTTCTCATCTTTATTATCCGGTTCATTACCATTAATAGGCAGAATATCTTCTTCCCTATTATAAACATCATCAACTGGACCAAGACTAAAAATATCGTCCAATTCTACTATTCCATTTTTATCTATCTTTCCCATAGTGCAAAAATATTTAAATGTCTATATTACAGGTAAAAAACTTATAAGTGTTTAATATTCACTAAAAATTAAATATCCCCAAATTTTATTAGAGATTTTCTAATGAAATTTGGGGATATTTAATCCTTAATTTTTATTGATTCCTGCTACATACCTTTTAGTAGCATCTTCCCTTGCCCTCTGAGCAAGTTCTTTAGATTTTAATTTTAACTCTTCCATTTTTATTTTCATTTCATCATCATGAAGTTTGGAATCGTTTTCAATTTTATTATCTTCTATCCTTTCTTTACTTTCTATATCAGCTTGCCTTACGGCCTGATCTGAAACAGAAGCCAGGAAATTGAGAGAAGTGGCGTCGCTCTTGGCGTCTGCTGCCCTGCCTGCCGCCTGAATCTTCTCTTGAAGTATCCTGTATTGACCCCTCTTGTCCTCCAAAGCAAGTTCATGCTGACGTTGCTTATCCTTCTCAGCAGCTTCAGCTTGTATCTGTTGTTGATTAAGCTGCATCTGATTCTGTTGCTGCTGTTGTATCTGCCGCTCGTTATACGCACGAGTATTTCTTGCATTCTGAATCAGCTCTACCATAGAATCTGATGTAAATATAGAAGCAAGATCATAAATATCTCCACCAGCAGTATTCAATTGCAACATAAAAGTTTTAAATTTCTCAAGCTCATCCCTTTTCTTGGAATTAGACAATGCCTGTACCCCAAGATGCCTTAAACTAAGACCGTCTGTACCTATGGATAAAAATGCTCTGGTTAAATCACTTTTTGTGTACATTACAGAAATATCCTTTCCTTCTTGCTGGCATTGTTGAGCAACAGCCAGATGAAGATCCAAAGCGCGTTTCTTGAAGTAACCAAAGTTATCAAAGTATATCTGTGTTTGTAACATAGATGCTGTAACGCCCTGCTGGACCCCGGTGGCAGTCTCATACCTGTTGGGGCCGTTAATTACTTGAGGCGTGATACCAACCATTTCAAAACATTTCATCCTCGACCATTCAGCAAGCTCCATTCTTGTTTTAAGCTGCTCTGTCTGCGACAAATCATAGACAGCAAACTGGTTGAAAGGGACACCGCCTTTCGTGTTTTGAGATGAGGTATCTAATGTCAGAGCACCTACAGACTTAGCTACATCAAGAAGATTAGCCCATATATCAGCCACATCTTCACCCAAATCCTTGTATTCACTTGGAACCAGATTTATATCCCCTAAGAAGAATTTACCTATCTCCTTTTCAAGAATATTGTTTATCTGATTTATGGAGAAATTATAAAATATTTGATACGGCTGAATCCTGTTCGCCATAGAAGTACCAATATATCCGGCAACGGGTAGAACAAAGTCATAGATATTGCTATCCCCTTTTATCTGATGATCGATAGGTTCTCCATCCAGATACAGGTTGTCCTGAGCGAGAGCACCTCCACTGATTTTAACTCCGTACCTTACCTGTGGAACGTAATCTACGAAATAGGTATTAATCTCCGGGTTCTCCATTCCCTTACTCATGGTCCTGGTAATTTTCTTAATACCATTTTCCTGTAAAAAGTCTTGAAGAAGCTCGTCGGTTACCATTTCAGTAGTTACTAATCCGGTCTCAGTTTGGTAGGTAATTACATACACCTGAGCCGGAGATACCCAGTATGATTCAGTTACCTGATACAAATCACTACGAACATGTTCGTCACTTAAACTCTGGGCACGGTTATAATAATTACCATGCTCTAAATTTGGCATAAATCTGGTTCTGTGATATTCGTTGCCATTACTATCGTATCCGGTATATGTGCCGGCTGGAATACCGTAATAATCCTCATAAGCTTTTATAGAAGCATAATCATTATACCCTTTCCAAGGTATTACCTTATTCTGATATAACATCCCTACACTCGCCGATTTGGATAAACTTACATAGCTCCCATTATCACCATTGTTATAAGTACCATTGAAATTATCAGCACCTCCTATAAGCTTTTGCTTGTCTTTTGCCGTAAGAAGATGCCCCCACCTTACTATAATATCATTGGCAGTATAATAATGAACACGACCAATATAATCCCCATATTGAGGATACTTGCTATCTAATGTCTTAGAATAAAACGTATTCAACGGAGACCACCTCTCCGGCTTATAATAGTCGTATCCTACATGATAATTTCTAAAGCAACGACCGGTAAGAAGATAGTCAATGAAATTCTCGGTATCTATCTCATCCATGTAAAAACGCCCCCTGTCTGCTTCAAGCGTATGAGAACCCCATATAACCTCGGCAGTCTTCCATTTTGTATTCATGAAGTTCTCTATCTCAGGAGGGGTCATAGATGCTTTCACCTCTTGTATCTGTTGAGCATAAGCCTGCTTTTCTTCTTCGCTGGAAAAATTATTATAATCCGGATCCAATCCTCTATTTAATAACTCTTGCCTAACCCTTCTGTCCAATTCCTCTCTAATGTAATTATAAAGAAGATTTTCCTTCGTGGCAGAATACTGATTCACTTCAGATTCGTCCAATCCCACTACATTATACTTGTCAGAAAGGTTGCCCAACCATCCTACAAAAGCGTTTACGATCGTACCTATTATATCATAATGACGTAAGAATGATGGAATATTTACGTTGTCCCTTATAGACTGAACATCCTTAAGATAAGGAATTACGTCTTTCAGTTCCATAAATGACAGTTTCCCTTCCATCATCCTGTAAAAATCTTTGAACTTTTGGTTCTCATCAAGCTGCTTCAAACCAATCAATTCAAGAGAATCCATAGTGGCTTTAAACCACTCCTTGGTTTTTCTCTTAGTAGGTATAGCCTGCACCGGCAACCCTGAAAATACTCCTCTGGCCGGAAAAGCCTGATCTCTGTTAAAATACTCCATGAGCTATATGTTTTTTCACAAAGATAGGTAAATTGTTCTACCTATCTCATTTTGTAAGGGTTATGTCTTCTTACCGTAAATCCTTTGACCTGTTCTATCTTCTTGCGCTCTCTCTTCTTTTGATTCTCCTTCTGAGTCGTACTTTCAGGCATATAACCCATATCATCGTAATACTTAGCCAGAAGAAGAGCGTGGCCGAAGGATATGATACGGTCGGTGTTGGTCCCAGGACCGAAGGCTATGATCTCATCAAGAAGTTCTATATCAGGGATACGGTAAATACCTTTCTGTGTTATTTCATTGCCATCATCATCATACCCAACAACAACATCCTCCCAGCAATATTGAATAACGGTATTGAAAAGCATACGCTGATTGGGAACCGTAGGAGCCAAACCGAGCTTATTGTTCTGACGGGCTCCGGCACGAATAATCTTACCGGCAAGACGTTCGCCATCTTCCAGCAACATAAGCTGCTTATTTCGTCTCGTAAGATAAAATTCATACATTCGGTCGGCATTCTCCATAAGACACTTGGCCCCATACGCTTCTTGAAGTATTTCACAATTCCTACAAAAATCATCGGAAGATGGAGGACGTGATGCGTATGATGCTACTATGCAATAAGCAAATGGATCGTTGATTTTTACATATCTTTTAAGTACATAAAACGAACCAACAGAATCAGTATCAGCCTTGTCTGATTTATAGGGGTCAAGCGATGAGACATAAGTGTAATCAAAAACACCTCCTTCTTCTGGTGGATCCTCATATATAACAACAGGAGAATCTATGTTACCACCTTGGAACGGATAATCAGCAAGCTGCTTATCACTAAAATTATACCCCATTTTCATGCCGTCTATCTGATAAATATCCACTGTTTTACCAGGCCTACCTTCTTCAAGAAGACGGCTTTTGTGCTTCAACGCATCTTCTACAGGGAACCTATTTACGTTCGTATTAAGGAAACAATCATCTATAGACAAAGGGAATGCCATTCGTTCCTGGACGTATAAAGCCCTATCCTTTTTGACAAGTTCGTCAAGACGTGATTTTATTATTCCAGTATTTTTATCAAAGTCTGAAACTTTTATTTTTATCTTCTTAAGACCGGGAGCATTCTCTACTCCAAGATACTTATCAAGAGTCGTTTCTTTCTTTTCATACGCATGAGACATCTGGGCAGGAACAAAGCATCCGGATTTACATATACGCCATGTAGGTTTAATAACTCTCTTATTTAGAATATCATAATTCATTATAATGAATCCATATTCGTCCGGAGAGTTCATGATTTTCTGGGCATCTTGAGACTTTTCTATATTACCTCCAGTTCCCGCCATCAAACAAACGCCCCTCATTCTACCATGCATCATATGAGCCGGCCTACCGGCAAGCCATGCTCCAAGCACCGGAAATTTACCTACCTCATCATATATAGACGTATATGGAGTTCCACCTGCGGTCTTCAATGAGCCTCGCGTCTTTCCATCATCAACGTTGGTGATTCTTATTCTGGCATGAACATCACGTTGGTTATTGATGTTTCTTGTACCTAAAACAACTTCTTTAGTCCAGTCGTTACCGGTCCTGTTTATAGTAAGATAAGGAGGAAGATTATCAAGTCCAAACTCAAGATACTCTCCCATATTGGCAAGGTCTTCTTTACTTGCTCCAATAACATTATGCGTCAAATTGTACGTCATTGTAGCATTACGAGCAAGAAGAGAGCTCATTATGGCCGTATTATGAGTAACGATATAATTGGTGGTCAAAAATAAATGAGAGTCATTATCAACGGTTATACAAGTGGCATGCTCCTTTCCGTATATCGATATGGATCTTATTTTTAATTCCTTACAATTCCTTGATAGTATAAGTTTGTTCCCCTCCAATTTAGCATACCAACCTGAAGCCCAAAACATACGTTGTACAAAATTTATGACATCCATGTCGATATGAGACAACATAAGTTCTTCTTCTCCGGTCACTACGTTTCTGAAAGAACGAATGAAGTTTTCTATAAAATCTTTCTTTTGATCTATGGACGATCTTAGAAATTTCTTACAAACGTATTTATCAAAAAACATATCCCCTCCATAGCCACCTAGATAAGCCGCCAGCATCGAGGCGTAGGCCGACGGCGGAACCGACAGCTTTGCCGTAGGGTAGTTCAGGGCCTCACCTACTGGAATAGACATACTCTTATAATCTAATCCAGCTATAGCCTTAAGACTCCTAACATACCATTTACCTCCATGATTAACACGCCATTGATGATTTCCACAACAAATAACGTTACGACCGTCTTCGAATACGACTCTGTAGGTGGTTACTTTCCCTTGAGGGTAGACACCTACGACCTCGACCAGATTCCCTTTATCGTCATATATCTTATCCCCTACAACGATATTCCCTATCATCTTCTCCCGGTCCTCAAGATAAAGTATCTCAGAGTCAAGAAGAGCTTTTCCAAAACGACGGCAACCGAACATGAATATTCCTTTATTCTCTTCTTCCGCCTGCTTTAGAAATTCGGCAAACATCCATTCATTATCACGAAGCTGTGAATTTCCTGGAATACGATCTTCTCCTACGTCAATCATCATCTTCCAGAAATTAATATGCCAGTATAGCCAAGGATGGATAAATACCCCATTTATGGTAACGCCATTAAGGAGTTTCATAGCCTCATTCTCCCAGAATTGCTTGACATCATCGTCTTGCTCTTCATAAGAATACAGGTCATTCCATAACGGGATATCGTTACCCATATTGATATAAAGTTCCTTACTGTTTAAATTCATCACATAAAAAATTAAATGAGCTTACTTTTAGCTTCATTCTTCACAAAAGACTGAATACCGGATACTGTTTGACCTCCTTTTAGGCTCTTCTTGTTTTTGGCAGCCTCAAGCTGATTATAGACATCCATTATCCCACACATATTAATATAAGATTCAGTCCACTGCATTAAGCTATCAGACAAACTCTTTTGAAACCTAAATTCCTTCTCCTTCTTATCAGAATCCTCTATTTTATCCCAGGGGTTGTCAGATAGATAACGTTCAGCCTTATCTATCTGATCCCTTAGTACAATGAGTTTCCGATCTACGTAAGAAACATCCTCATTTGTCGGCTTTCTTGCTTTCATTGTTGATAATTTTTAAAAAAGCCTCATACTGAGACTTAAGCATATTAAACCTGTCTTCAAGAGAAGATGGATCAACACGATACTTGCACATGTTTTTTATTCCTTCCTCAACAGATTCTTCCTTGAACATAACAGAATCAGTATTATTGTCAACGTACATAATAAAATCTGATTCTCCGTCGTTTACTATCCTATCAAGAACCTTCTTACTATCATCATCTACATTGAGATCATGACCGGCGTTAATAGATAACCTGTAAACTGCCTTTATAGAAGAAGATACTTTCAGCATCTCTTGTTGATACAAGTTGGTCATAAACGACTTTTCCTCCAAATCAATAAAGTCTTCTAACTCTATGTCGTTTTCCTCATCCTTCTTCCTAATGATATCCTTAGTTAGCTCTTCCATCTCCTCTCCCACCTTGTCTTGCGCAAACAGTAAATGGTTGTAATAAGAAATAAGATGCTTTATATCTGAATCAAAATCAATCTTCTTCATTGTCAATAACCTTTCTATCATGAATAATAACGTCCATCAACTCCATTGATAAATTATAATCAGCCACTTCAAAAAGCTCGCCGTCTGTCAACGTCCTTAAAAAAGAAACGGACAATCCTCTTTTCTTTGCAAAAGATCTAAGTACAGCATAGAGAATGTCTCCGGCAGAATAATCAGGTAGATCGTCACAAGATGCCTGCAACATAGAAAATAAGGACTTCCTTTTATCCTCGCATTGTAAATGCCTTGCTTTACCACAGCCGCCCATAACTTAACTTTTTTGAATTATAATGCCTTCAAAATTAAACGGAATCGATTCCTCTTTTTGAGACCCATCTTTTTGATAGTGAACGGTCATATGTTTTACGAATCTTCCTATTCCAAATCCTGCTGTATATATCTCTATATTGAACTTAAAGTGACGGGAGTCTATGATATTCAAATTAGATGACGTACAACCACAAGATGTCTCTGATGCTGTTATCTTCATATCATGCTTCGACTCAAGAACGAATGAAAACTTTATACTGTTTCCTTTTTCTACCGGTTCAAAAATGATTTCAAATGATTTACCGTCTTTAGAGAGGTCAATATTGTATTGCTTGTCATCTGTAGAAATAACATTAAATTCATCAGAATCCATTGTAATAAGTTCTAACCTGTTCCATCTTGACTTCTCATCATAAAAATCAATAGAATACTGACGATCCATCCACGAAGGACGGGGAAGCCCTTCCCCAAGCGCACACTCCTCTGTCTTGCTCCAGGCCTTCTGCTTGATGAAGCACGTACATACCGAACAACGATTTTTACCTATTTTCTTGCTTACGTATAAAGAAAGAGGAAGCATAGAGTTAGGGACGTTCTTGGTATTGAATTTACATCCCTCACACTTTTCAAGACGTTCCTTGTACCAATCAGGATAATCTTCTTTTTTTCTTGGAAGTTTTTTTAATATCGTATCCATAAAAGCATCGTATATAACTTCCGCTTGCAAAATCTTTTTCATGACTTATCTGTTAAATTCCTGTTCTTGAATATTTTGTATTTCACTAAAACTATGACCCTTACGAGATTTAAAGATAGATAATTTGTTGTGTTTTATCAACATATCCCCACCTTTTATCTCACCTGAGTCATAAGCATCCTTTATCATCCTTATCTTAATATCAAGGCACTGAAGTTCTTTTTCCTGATACTTAGATAATTTTTCTACCTTGGATTTAAGACGCTCAAGGTTATGTTTGCGCCTCTCCATCTCATGAAGGTTACAAACCATATCACCCACATACGGGAACGATACAGACACGTTATCTGTGTACGTACATAAGTTATTGGCGTAAGAAATACTGGCTCTGAAAACGTCACGTATTTGGTTTCGGTCGTAAACGCCCCCGGTCTTATCCATCACATCATCTATAATATGTGACTCAAATGATATAGGGAAATCATTCTTCGGCATCGGATTCAAAAGTTTTCTTTCTATAAAATAAAGAAACCAACGCACATTGATCTCTTGAACCCTCCAATACAAAAAGACGGCGCATGTTCTCTATATCCGGGCACAAACACCTGGTCCTGTAATTCCCCTCCCTGTCAATCAATATACCTCTTTTCTTCATCTCCGTATCCAAAACCGATACATATTGAAGATCGGTACTGAAACAATGAGAAAACTTCTTCTTGGTATCATAAGAATACCCAAACACAAAATAATAAGCAAGAAGATTTAAATGTCTTGCGTCTATAACATTCTTCTCATTGCCTGAAGCCATAAGATACCCGTTATAAAACAGAAGTATCTTCTTAGCCATATCCACCGTGTCGGAATAAGGCACTAAAAACCTATAGGCTCTATTACTAACATCTTTATTATCACACTCTTTCATCCGATTATAGTTTTGATACAAAGATAAGGATTAAGAATTTATAAATATAAAATTAACGTATTTTATGACAACAGATTCAGGATTTATCCCGATATTTGCACTGTAGCATTAAAAAAATAAGTTTTTGTTGTTTGATTCTTGAATTTTGTTTCTACATTTGTAGCATGTCACAGATGTAGAGACAAAATAAAACAAAAATATAAGATATTAAGTGTTATGTTTTTGTTGATTTTTGTTCTTCATCATCTGTGACGGGATTTTGGGGATTATCTGCAAAAAGACACAAATCGGATGGATATCCCCAAAAATCCATCCGATTTTTTTTGTTACAGATTATGAAGTTACAGTTAAATAGAAATATAAACATAAGTCTTAGACTTTTGGAACAGTGGTCAGATGATCCGCTATTCATGGAACTGTATGCTTTATACTGTATGATAAAAATCTCCCGCCGGGATTCGAGAATAAGATTCAAAAACCAGAAAGACCTTCTTCACAAACTTGGAATCGGGTATTCGAAGTTCAAGAACATGACAGGACATCCGATGTTCGATGAGTTGTTCCGTATGACGGATAGTACGTTCGTTGCAAGAAGATATAGGGTTAATGGTGTACAACTTACTCTCGGATGTGGGAAAGTGAATATTACAAAGAATAGGATTTTAATTAAGATAAAGAAAAATGAAATAACAAACCATGAAAAAGTCCTTGACAGGATAAGAGAAGCGATGTTTGTTAATTTAGTCAGAAACAACGAATCTGTACTGAACAGTGGAGAGCCAAACTCTCAGGCTGAGGTCGTAGACGGAAGCCACTCGTATTATGGATTAATTGATTCGACGATAAGTAACAAAACAATTGCATTGTATTTGAATGTAGGACTAACAAAAGAGAAAGAGATTGTCAGTATGGCGATACAAGACAAGCTTGTAAAAAGGTTCGAAAACATACAATTTATAACATACGTAGATAATCCTAGTGCTTATATTGAAGCGAATGAACATAACTACCCAATAGGTAAGCTGATTCCGGTATATAGACACGGAGCCGTTTTCTGGCAAATAGCAAATACCTGGACCTTATATAAGAAAGGAGCAACAAACAGATGGTATTTTGGAGAAAAGGATATAGAGAAAGATGAAAAAGAAAAAGTGAGTAAGAAAAACGATTTCAATTTCTTCTTAAAAGACAACACTCATATCCTTAATTTCTTGAACGCCGAAGAAGTTGTTTCCGAAGATGGCGAAATCCTTGGCATAGATCGTAAAAAGACAAAAGAAGAAGAAGCAAGGTCATTAGCTTCTATTATAGCTAAAGAAGCGCACAAAGACTTCTGGGACGGATACGAACGAAGTACACAAAACCAGATTGTAAGAAAATACTATCGTGCTATCATAGCAGAAGATAAGAAGCGTAGAATGGACATGTTCTTAAACCGTCTTAAACAATCATACGACAAGGTTAGTGGATGGAGCCAGGAGAAGATAGCCACCGTAAAATCCGGCATGGCTGAGGCTGAAGCCTGCTGTGCTGAGGTGGGGACGTCCGTCGCTGGGGTCTGCGGTAGGATAAGTAGGAGAATGAAATCATACAATAATACCGTAGCTGACAAAAAGGCAGATTTTAATGAGGTACGGGATATGTATGCTGAGTTCGCCGGCGAGATGGCTAAAGCGGTTGGTTCGGTAAACGAAGACATTTATACGTATGTTAAGGCAGAACAGTTTAAGGATAAGATAGAAAACATGGATATAACGATCCGATCATTATCGAACAATAACACAACAGATAACGATACAGGATTAGATGTAGAATCTATATTCAAGGATATACCATTTGAAGAATTATCATTCTGTAATGATACCTATCTTTATCCTATATCTCATTATTCATCATTTCAATGATTGATGCTTGAGAGAGGGGCTGTTATTAGTGGTCGCAGACAGAGCCGAAAAACGATAATCTCGTAGAGTATTGACGGAAATGACCGTTAGCCACGATTATGCCCTAATTGTATTCGCGTGAAACACTATTACGATCTGCTATAAAGCCACTTATTTGGCTTATTATTTCTTTTTAATTATGATTAATGTATTTTATGTTTTTGATTTTATTTTATTTTAATACTTTTGTTTTGTAAAACAAAATCAGAAAAAAATATGGCGATTAGTTACGACAAAAAAATCATGGAGTGTGTTCTTCGTTCAGTTATGTCCGAAGGTAATGTCGCACAAGGAAAGGCTATTAAGTCTATTTGTAAGTCACCTAAACCGTTGTTTATTACCGGGAAAGGAGGTAGTGGGAAAACAACGTTCCTTAAACGTATCATACCGGCATTAAAAAATGCGGTTGTTGTAGCCCCTACGGGCATTGCTGCTGTTAATGCAGGAGGTCAAACCATTCATTCATTTTTCAGAATCGGAATGCAGCCATATATACCTGAAATACGGAAAGGTGCGTTTATGGATAACTGCGAATATAAATTCAACGGAGGCTCGGAAAAGATTTTACAGAATATAAAGTATCTTATCATAGACGAGATTTCTATGGTTCGCCCTGATCTACTTGATAATGTAGCCGACATCCTTCGTCATGCAAGAGGAGACAAGGATCCGTTTGGCGGAGTGAAGCTTATTATGGTAGGTGATTTATTTCAACTTCCGCCAGTAATTAAGGAGGATTTTTTTAGAGAAATATACGATACATCTTACTTCTTCAGCTCTAAGTCTCTTATGGCTTCAGGAATGGAAATGGTTTCTTTTGAAAAAATATATCGTCAGAAAGATGAGAAGTTTATCAGTATTCTTAATAAGGTACGTGAAGGAGAAATGGATGACGATGTATTTGATATTATAAATAGCCGATGTATTCAGTCTAATAATAACGAAGGATATGTTGAAATCGTTACTACCAATGCCAAAGCTACTGCTATTAACGAAATGAGGATATCATCGTTACCTGGTTCTTTAAGGAAATTTGAGGCTGTTATAAACGGTGATTATCCTAAAGATGCTCCGGTTGAAAAAACTCTTTTCTTAAAAGAAGGATCCAGAGTGATGATAACCAGAAACGGAGGAGAGTATGTCAATGGATCTCTTGGTACTGTATTATCTATAAAAAAGGGAGAGATTGAGGTAGTTCTTGATAAACCAAAAGATGAGGAACATACTAAGGTTGTTATAACACCATGTTCGTTTGAGAAAGTAAAATACGTAAGAAACGGATATAAGATAGAATCTGAAGTAGTAGGAGCTATTATTCAGTATCCTATAAAAATAGGTTATTCTATCACGATCCATAAAGCCCAAGGCCTGACATTGGATGCGGCTATGATGGACGTATCTAATTCTTTTGAAACAGGACAGCTATATACGGCTCTTTCAAGAGTAAAGTCTCTTGATGGATTATATCTTCGTCAACCTATTCCTAAGACGGTAAAAACCAGCGATCAGGTGGTGATAAATTTCTATAAAAGGACTCTTGGTAATGGAGGTATTGTGAAACCTGTTCCAATGGAAGAGCTTGAAAAGTCAATGATTAATTTGTCAACCGGATCTGAAATAGATTTTGCAGAGTTTAATTTATAAAAAATATAGTTATGAAATTTGGAGAAGCTTTAGAAGAAGTAAAAAAAGGTGCGTTGATTGCACGTGCTGGATGGAATGGAAAAGGGATGTTCGTATTCCAGCGCCCGGAAGATTGGTTGTCTACTGATATGATAGTTAATAAAGTAAAGTCATTGCCAGATTCGTTTAAAAAATATATAAACGATTATTATGACATAACCGAAACCAATATGATTAAATTCTGTGCTTATCTGTGCATGAAAGATGCTAACGATGATATTGTAAATGGATGGTTAGCTTCGCAATCAGATATGTTGGCTGACGACTGGATGGTAATTGGTTAAATAATAGAACTATGGCAAGAGTAGATAAAATATTTCAAGACAATTTGGCTCTTATAATGAACCAGCCGTGGGAAGAGGTAAAGCGACCGGTCTACGGTGACGGAACAGGCGTCAAGGTGAAGCGTATCCTGCAAGTATGTAACCAGTACGATCTTCGTCGGGAATTTCCTCTTGGTTCTCTTCGCCCTACTAATCTTAAGAACTCTATAAAAGAAATTTTGTGGATTTGGCAAAAAAGATCGGTAGACATCAAAGAACTTGGTCTTCATATCTGGGATCAGTGGGCTGATAAAAATGGAAAGATTGAAGGATGTTACGGCGATATGATCAACACTCCCGTTATATTGAATGATGCTAAAAACGATACTTATATAATTCATTCAAGCAATTATTTTATCAACGGGAATGAAATAGTAGGTCGTGCTTATGAAGGGTATGGATTTGAAAATCAAACAGATTTTATTTTATGGTCGTTGAAAAATGATAAGTCATCAAGACGTATCATAGCATCTATGTTCAATCCTGTTACTAATTCTGTTAAACCTCTTCAAGAATGCGCGTTCCAGATCAATTTATCTGTTAAAGAAGATGAGTTATATATGACTCTTTATCAGCGTAGCCAGGATGCTGTTGTTGCTGGTCTATGGAATGTAGCCCAGTACGCGGCGTTGATGATGATGTTTGCTCATGACGCCGGGTTAAAACCTGCTGTTTTCACTCATTTCATCCAAGATATGCATGTGTATGACCGGCACGAAGAACAGGCTAACGAACTTCTTCGTCGTTCTCTTTTCGGTCCAGTACCGCAAGTAACTATATCATCCCGTATGGACGGGAAAGGGTTCTATGATTTTACTCCGAATGATTTCGAAGTTTGGAATTATGAACCTAAAGAACAGATAAAATTCGAGGTAGCAAAATAATGAACGTAAGCATAGACAGGAGAGTTAAGATGATTCCCCTTGCTAAAATAAAGCCAGGGGATGAATTTAAAATTGGTGGTTATAGATATGTTGTTGCATGCGCTTCTCCGTTTAGGTTTGATGAAAGTAGTAGAGTAAGTGGAATCGAGTTTACTATCTTTTCGTATAAGGGTAATAAACTTACCAGAATGATTGACGGTATATTCAAACGAAACTCTATTCTCATGTTTATGCCTGGGGGAGATGCTTTAATATTAGAGTGTTCTAAAAGAGAGTTAAATAGTTATTTTGTTAAAATATAAAGACAATGACAGGAGCAGAAAAATGCAATAGATGTGAGCAGTTTGGTCCCAACGGTCTTACTGATTATCCATGTAAAAGGATTCCCTCAAGAAACTGTCCTTGGTTTATTAAAATATCGGATAAGAAATATAAGAAGATTCTTGCCGATAGGGTGAAAAGAATTAAGGAGAATGAGAAACTTAAGCAGGAAATGATGAAAGATCAGGATCTTGTTGAAGAAGTAAAACAAAATACAAAAAGGTTAATGCAATGAAAAAGAAAAATATAAAACCAGAAGAAGTGGAAGTAGTTATTCCTAAAGAAGTAGAAGCTATTAACATATGTGGAGATATCAATAGTTTTATAAAACATATTATATATGTTAGCTTGGATAAGGTAAGCAGTGATAGGGCGTTTGTCAATAATGATGTTCTGTATATGGTTACATACGCATCCATAAAAGGCGAAAATATACCCGTTGGAGTATTAGCAAAACAAAAAGAAGCTGAAACAGAAGATATTGCTATGCCGTTTGAGGATATTGGAAGGGACGTAAATGTCGTGTATCCTATTGAGATAGGAAAGATGTTTAAAGGATTTTACATTCTTGGTAACGGCGCTGTAGCTATTGATTACGAACTTACAGACAATGGAGGTTTTGACAATGATGACAGCATTGGTAAAATCGATATGAATCTAAATTAGTGTATTATAACCCCAAATAGTATTAAACCAATATAATTCTATTATAAAAGTTTAATACATCTCTTTCAGAGATCGGGTTATTAGCCTAAGCCTTGAAACAAAGGCTACGTTATTTGAGAATAGATAGTTACCAAGGAATGTTTATCCAAGTTTCTTGCTCTAAGGATGGTGATTAAACAGGAGTAGTGTATTTGACGAAACAGTGTTGCCATTATATAAAACCTCTTATAACATTGGCGATGGGTACTTACAGGAGAAATCCTGACTTATCCCTAACGGGATTTACATCTACCAGGGAGGCCGAAGGGTCTCCGAGGGGATGTATTAAAACAGACGAATAGCTTTAAATATATTTAATAGAATATGGGATATGATACTATATATAGCAGCAGATCCAGGAAAAGACGGAGCCATAGCTTGCATAGATCAAGATAGTAAACTAATATCGAGAATAGCTACTCCAAGAATAGCAATTTCAGGACCAGTAGACTTGACTAAAGAATATGTTTTTTGCCGAGATACGATCGTAGAAAACAATCCTGATAGGGTAGTGTTCGTCATAGAGGACGTCCACGCCCTGTACGGCGTAAGCACGTCCTCTACAGCCTCCCTCATGGAGAACAAAGGCCAACTGCATGGGCTGTTCCTCTCCCTCTGCATGGCATTCCCGGACATAAATTGCTCCGTCCATTTCATAGCTCCTAAAACGTGGCAGAAATTAGTTTGGACACATTCTGATAAGGTTATGGAAGCCAGTAAGGTAAATACTAAGAGAACATCATTAGCTTGCGCTAAAAGACTATGGCCAAATGATACGTTCGTTAAAAACGAAAGATGTAAGACAGCTCATGATGGAATAGTAGACGCTATGCTGATAGCAGAGGCAGCAAGGAGAGTTGTTTAATATTATTTATATCATTTTAAAACAGATTAAATCAAAATTAGACTTTTAAATTGTATATTTGCAGTGTTAGATAAATCATAATCGTAATTTTGAAATGAAGGTAAGGGTTTCCGGCATATTAATGAATGATAGACTTTCAAATATCTCTAAGATGTTTGAAAGGACGGTAAAGGATTCAGTTACGTCGAATATAAAATTAACTTTATATTTTGATCACATCCGGATACAAGCCATGAACGAACGTATAACATATACGGAGGATATCTTTGACATAAATACTGATATTTCTTGTGACCAGATATTTTCATTTTTAGTAGATGCCGGAACCCTTATTTCATTTTTCAAAAATCATAATCAGGATATAGAAATAGAAATTAAAAATGATTACAGTATCGTTTTTAGGTACAAAAATGGATCGTTTTCTTCAACATGGATTGAAGATAAATCATTCCCTGATTTCTTTTATCCTGTTGGTGATTCGATTCGTGTTTTGAGTTCGTCTTTTATACAGTCGATGAAGAGATCTTTCACTTTTGTTGGGACAGATGAGTTTAGACCTGCTATCTGTACGGTTCTTATTAATGTCAAGAAGAATTATATTGATATTGTTTCTACTGACATGTTTCGTCTTTTTATAAATAGAAAAGAAGTAGAATCAATTAATTCGGTTTTGAAAGATAAGGCTATTATGCTTAGCGAGGTTGCTGCTTCTATTTTATATCAATTTCTTTCTGATAGGGAAGTTGAGATAGTAATATCTACAGATGGAGTGAGAACATTCTTATGCTTTGATAGCGTTATAATATCAGATATGAATGTTGAACAAAATTATCCAAATTATGAATACGTATGTAACAAATTTGAAAAATCGTCTCGTGTTAAGTTTGATAGAGATTCAATTATTTCTATTCTTAATTCTATGACGTTGATAAAAAATAGCGTTTGTGTAAGAGTAGATGAAAATGGTAGTATAACAGTAATGTCTGAAGATCTTGGAAACAGGAAGATGATTATGGAATCTACTTCATGTGAAATAATAGAAGGTCCTGGATTTAATTTTTCTATTAGCAAGGATAATATCTTATCTTCTGTTAAGGCTCTTATAAAAGGAGATGTTATCATGGATTGGTCTGATCAGTATAAGATGATAAAGATGTTCAATCCTAAATACGAATCAACATACGTCTTAAATCAAACATTGTATAATCTATAAACAATTAGTAATATGGCTTTTAGAGAAAATAGAAGTTTTGGTACAACTTATTATTTGTACATTAGTTCAGATGGTAACTTGTATGAAAAAAGTAGCGAACCTAAAGAAGGTTTCGTTCAACACATAAATCCTAATAACGGTCAGCCGGCAGGATACTGGAAAGAGTATTATAATGGAGTAGTTGGGTACATCAACTACATTGGGTTAAAAACAAGCACTCTACCTAATGGAAATACTGTTACTAATTTCCTTATCGTATTGAAAGATTACGAGCTTAATGAAAACTATTGTGTTTCCATACCTCTCGTAAATCAAAAAGGAAACATCAAGGGTTTTGTTAAGAGCTTCGTAAAATACTACGAAAACATCGATTTTAGTCGTGAGATTTATTTCAATATATTTAAGAAGAAGAAAGATGATGAATTTGGCTCTTCAGAACTTATTATTGCATATGCTGGAGTAAACGGAGAAAAAGATCAGCTTATTGAACGTTTTTACAAAAAAGGTGTAAATGGCTGGCCTGATCCTGTTGAAGTTATAGGATTTGATGGTAAGAAAAGCCTTGATTATTCAGCTCAAAACAACTTCACTTATCAGAAGATTAATGAATATTCAAATAGATTCAATGCTTCTATTAAAGATATCAGAGCTGGTATAATAGCTAAATTAGGGTTAGGAGGAAATGTTCAGCAGGAACCTACGACTCCTCAGACTTATACCCAGCAACCGGTAGCACCTCAGCAGGTTCAGCAACCTCAGTCTGTTCCGAGTGCTATTCCGTATCAGAATTACCAACAACCTGTGCAGCAGCCGGCACAATATCAGGCACCAGCTTATACGACACAGCCGACAGCTCAGCCTGCTGCTCCTGCGCCGGCACCTACTACAAGGAGCGCCAAGCCTCAGCACCAGTTTCAGCCTCAAGCCCAGGTGCCTGATTTCCCACCTATGGAAGTAGATGATCTTCCTTTTTAAAAATGTGAATAATCAGCCCATTAGTAAGTTAATTACTCTTGGGCTTTTGAAGATAAATAATAAATAGTGTATAATATTACGAAACAACAATGGTAGAAATAGTTACAAAATTCCCCCTTGTAAAACTTCGTAAGAAGATTACTAAAGAAAGAATTATGGCTAAACATGGGGATAAATTATGTATGATCTACTCAGAAACCATAGGTAAATACAAACAAGGAGATGAGTGGATCGATGATCCTAATGCGGCAGACATAAATACATTATGTGAATGCTATGAGGCAACTAAGGATCTACAAAAATATGGTATTGTTTATTGTACGGTAAAAATTTAAACAAATGGAGGATTTAAAGAATATAGAAAAGCTTCTTTCTGATAACAGTGATAAAATAAATGGATCTGTTCCAGATAAGAATAAATTGAAATCAGAAAATAAGTCTGTAAAGAAGATCGTTAATAATGATTGTATTTTAAACGGGTATCATAAGGAGTGTCAGGTAGGAATTAAGAAGTTGTATCCTGATGTTGAGATACCGGAGTACAAACATGAAGGAGATGCCTGTTGCGATATTCGTGCATATAGGGTGGTAAAGATGATTAATGATATGGGTATTGAAATAGAAGTTCCTTCCGATTTTGAATCAATTACCTTATATCAAGGGTATTCTGTTAGAATCGGTACCGGATTTAAATTAAATATTCCAAGTGGATGGTGTGTGAATGTTGAAGGACGGTCCGGTTTTTCTTTTGATGAAGGTATTGTTGTTTCTAATGCACCTGGTAAGTGTGAATATACTTACAAAGGAGAGTATATGATTAATCTTATTAAGGTCAATAAAAAACCGACTGTAATTCATAAAAACGATCGTATTGCTCAAATGGAAATCGTTCCTCAGTATAAGATGTTATTAGAGGAAGTAGAAGACATAGAGATTGAAGATGACAATGATCGTGGAGAAAAAGGTCTTGGTAGTTCGGGAGTTAAATAATTTTTAAATATTTTTACAATGAGTATGTTAGGTTTTACATTCATTACCGATAGCAAACTATCGATGTATCGTGAAAAGGCTATAAAATCCGAAACGCTCGCAAAAGAGGTTGAGGAAATGCAAGATATGGCTTTTATTTACGAAAAAAGAATAGAAGAGAAGAATAAAGAAATTTCCAATCTTAAATCGGATATAGCTTCAAAAGACAAAGAGATTTTATCTGTTGGTAAAGATCTTTCCGTAGCTAAAGAGGAAATAGAAAGACTGAATAATAATCAGAAAAAACTAATAAAAAGTATCAAGGATAAAACAGAAAAGCTTGAAGAAGCTAATTCTAAACTTAGTAATGCTAATTATAGAATTAGCGACTTAGAAGAGAAGAGAAGTAAAATATCATCCGACTTAAAAAAGAAATCCAATGAGTTGGTTGAAGCTAAAATCAAAATAGGTAATTTAGAAAACGAGGTTTTGGTTGGATCCAAAACAATACAAGATTTAGAATCGAAGCTGAAATTGACGCAAGTAGAATTAAGAGGCTACCAAATAGGTATAATCGGGAAAGATAAAAACAATGTTGCTGAGCCGGAATTAGATAAAGATGAAGAATCAGATAAAGATGTAGCAGAACCGGAGAAATTTGATGAAAATAAGGAAGTGAAATACAATACGCTTCTTGATACAGATGTGATTCAGGAAGAAGTTGGTGATATTGTGGATCCAGAAAACGTAGCTGAACAAGTAAAAGACACTAAAAAGAAGAAGAAAAAAAAGAAATGAGTTATTTTAATGGTTTTATAATATTTTAACCAATAAATACACTATGCTTTAGCAAGTGGATGAATTGATTTGATTAACTTTGGGTCAAAGTTTCAAATAAAAAAAAAACTTCGGAAGGGCATTTCCGAATTGGAGAGCAAGAGTGATTCCAATGATAGCAATATCAGGGTTTCTTGCGTTTGTATCCAAGAATCCCACGCGCTTTAGGCGTGGGAGTATGTCAAGTTTTAATGTTTGCCATATTGTTGGTTAGTGCTTAACTTTGCGTTGAGAGAGTTTTTAGGATAATTATTGGTTAAAAATTTAGCTGTTATATGCAGGCGTCTGTGAAGATTCCTGCATATCTTAAGGTCCTGTAGCTTAGTGGTGAAAGCAGGCGGCTCATAACCGCAAGATCGTGGGTTCAAATCCCTCCGGGACCACTGTCCAATGGTGTAATGGTAGCACAACAGATTTTGGTTCTGTTAGCGGAAGTTCGATCCTTCCTTGGATAACATATTTTTTTTGATATAAGAGTCTTATATTCGAATTTAAATATTACTTTTGTATATGTTTAAATAATTGTTCGAATATGAAAAGAGGTAGAGACTGGGAACTTGAAAAAGGTAACCTTGAAAGATTAATTCTTGATGAAAAAAGGAGCTATTTGTATATAGGTGATATGTATGGATGTTCTGGTACTCATATAAAGAATGTAGCAAGGAAACTTGGTATAAATGTCTCACCAAGGAGACGTCTAAGTGAAAGCGAAATAGATAGGTTAAAAAACGGGAATTGGACTCCTGTTAAAGCAGAAGAATGCACTTGTTTATTTTGTGGAAAAACATTTAGAAAACATAGTCATGGTATGGGTAAATTTTGTAATCAGAAATGCTTTTTTGATTACAAAAATAGGGAGAATAGTAATAGGGATGAAATATTGATAAAAAAGTGGCTTAACGGTGAAATAGATGGAACTAATAAGAAATATTTTACTTATAAACCATTTGTTAGAAAATATTTGTTTAGAAAATATAATAATAAATGTCAAAGATGCGGATGGGGTGAAACTAATAAAAGTACTGGATTGGTGCCGCTTCAAATCCATCACATTGATGGAGATGCATTAAATAATGACATTAATAATATAGAATTGTTATGTCCGAATTGTCATTCTTTAACTGATAATTTTGGATCAAGAAATAAAAACGCAACAGAGGGTAGAAGTGAGTGTTATGGAAGAGCATTTATAAAAAGAAGGATTATTGAAAATAAGGCCCATTAGTTTAACGGATAAAACCTTTGAGTCCTAATCAAAAGTTGCCTGTTCGATTCAGGCATGGGCTACATGGCTTGTTGGATGAGTGGTTTAGTCAGGGATCTGCAAAATCTCGTAGGGCGGTTCGATTCCGCCACAAGCCTCTAAAAAAGTAAGACAATGAACTACCCAGAGCAACAAATGCTTCATATTATTAATAGGAATCTGTTAAGTAATCCGATGTATGTTATTAATAATCTTCATATATACGATTGGGAATCTGACTTCCTGGCCATAACAAGATCATTGTACGCTTATGAAGTAGAGGTCAAGATATCTAAGCAGGATTTCTTTAACGACTTCAAAAAGGATAAAAAACATAAGGTTCTTAAGGACGGCATTATTAAGGTAGGTGGGACGTTCAGCTATCCTCCAAACTATTTTTATTACGCTTGTCCGCCTAATATGATTGACGTAAGTGAGGTTCCGTCTTATGCTGGGCTGATTTATGTAGATGTTAGTAAAAATAGGATGAACGTCGTTAAGACCGCACCTTTAATTCATAGACAGAAGTTTGATGTAGTGGGTAGGAGACTGGTAGATAAGTTCTACTATAATATGGTTACTTGGAAGAAAAGAGCTATTTCAAACGTGTATGCAGACCCAGCCAAGGAAAGAGAGAAGGGCGTGCGTGCCGGAGCTGAGGCTGTGAGGAGGTCGGCCTGGGATGCGTTCAGGGCGCAGTGCCCGCACATCGCTTTCCCTTATGGAAAAGAATTTCCGATGTGTGACGATCATGAACAAGATCATCCCATGAGAGACTGCATACTTCAGTGTGAAAAAGGTAGAATATTTAAAAACGTATTAAAATGAGCACCCCACGTGAATTAAGCAGGATAGCTAATAGGATAGCCACGAAGATGACTGGCGATGGATGGATCAGCCCCGGTAGAAAGAATCTTGTCTCTGATAAGAAGGTCATGGAATTAATAGATTTGATCTTTAATGAAATATGGAGGGAATTAGATGACGGGAAAAGAGTCCATATCATAAAACAGATGATTTTTAAAAAGATTTTTGTCAGTAGGCAAAAAGATAAATACTACATACAATGCATAGAAAAAAGGGACGCCAAATAGACGCCCCTTTTCTTTTTCTGTAAGTAATTGTTATTTCATTACTTTCCTTACCAACTTAGAAACAGCTTGCGTGATAGTCCACCTGATGTTTGCATTAACGTTGATAGTCTGAGGAGTACCGTTTGCATCCAAGTTAATTACCTCCTTGTCTATTTCCAAGAACGGATCACCTGCTGTCTGGGTAATAACCGTATTAGCTGTCTGACCACCAGCGGCCGTCACCTTAAGAGTATTTACCAGATCGTTTACATCAGTGTTCGCAGCAATATCGGAGAATACGATACTGAAAGCAAAGCTCCCTGTTGCACCAGGGTCGTCAGCAATAACAGCGCCGTTGTTGGTAGCCTTGCCTGCTGCCTGATAGGAGGCAGGTATTTCCAACGTCAGAGGATGAGTTTCGTCCGGAGTTAAGGAGAACGTTAACTTAGTTGAGTTACTTGTACCGTTGATTGTTACAGTACCACCTTCTTTTCCTACAGATGCAGTAGGATCTATTTTTACGAACTCAGTTACCGGAGATTGGTTTATGGTAACACTTTTCTTAACTCCCCCAGATTCGGCACCAAATTCTACTTGTTGCGTGCGTTGTACACGACCTTCGTATTTTTCACCTGATACGGCAACCGCCTGATCACCATCACCTGATCCCGGATTGAAGGTTACAAAACCTATTTTTATTTCTGCCATGACATTTATTTTTTAATTGATTAAGATACCGACAAATATATGATTATTTTTATTCTCTTGTGTCATTGGTTTATTTTTATTGAATACGTAGCGCTATGGTTTTTTATCGTATTTTAATCCTATTTATTTCTTTGCTGATTATTTATTATGTATGTTTGCAACATCAATATAAAATATTACAACCATGAAAGTAGATTTTTTTAACAGTAAGGATTTTTTAGGATCTAAAACTAAAGAGAGTAAGATCCGGAAATTATCAATCAGCAAAAGTAAGATAATGACTATCTCTGTCGATAATTTGAATTGGATGGGGGTAACGGATGCGGTTGTTATCGGCTTAGAAGAGGGGAAGATATTTGAAGGAGTTGAAAATACGGCCTTTTATCTGGCTGCTTCTGATGTTGAGGACGAGAGATCGTTTAAGGTAAATAATCTTGGTGTAAAATACAAGAGGGTTTACTTAAAAGACCTGCTCGATTATCTTGGATGGGATATAGGAGAAAATTCTTATGCTGTGTATGATATTATAAAAGAAGACAGTAATCTATTCCGTCTTCAGTTTAGGGTAATAAAAAAGAGTAGGAGTGAAAAATGATGAAAGATTTGGATATTAAAAACAAAAGAATACTGCTATTCGATTTTGACGGGACGCTTATAGAAACCGCTTCTGGGAATACGTTCGCTACAGACTTGACAGATATGAGGATTAAGATGGATGTGGTGAATAAGGCTCTTGACCTCATGCAGGAGAACGGTGTTAAGGTATTTGCTATCGTAAGCAATCAAGGAGGAGTAGAAGCTGGGTTTGTTTCTGGAGCTGATATTGAAGCTAAGATAGAATACGTACTGAGGTCCGTACATGATCTGGCGGTAAAGAGAGGCATAAGAGGCGTCCTATATGAAAAAAGGTTGTGTTATTCAAATGACGAACAAAATCCGATGAGGAAGCCTAACACGGGCATGATTGATGATATTCTTATGAAGTGTAAAGACACGGTAATGCGTGGTATGAACTTTAGTCAACTTAAGGGATGTTCGTTGATGGTCGGGGACGCCAGTGGTCTGCCAGGGCAGTTCTCTGATTCGGATAAGGTATGTGCTGAGAATGCCGGAGTTGACTATATGGACGTCATTCAGTTTGTTGGTAAAGATCTTGATTTAAATTATGTGTTGTCCAAAGAACATACAAGTGAAGGACTGGTTGAGTTTAGGGACGATTTTGTTTATATTTTTAGTAATCCTTATGGGGTTGATCTTAACATAAAAATTGAATTACAGGATATTTATCGTTCGGAGTTGGTTACTCCTCCTATTTGTAAACCTCCTTTATTTACTTTGAAGGTTCGTATTAAAAAAGATCAGGATTATGGAGGATATAGCGATATTATAAGAATAGATAAAGGAGACAATAATATTACATTTACGAGTTTGTATCATGAAAGTAAAGAAAACGGCGATAGTTTATCATAAATCGGATTTAGATGGCGTTGTGTCGGCAGCCATCGCAACCATGTACGAAAACAGTAAAAACAAGGATGTTATTTATATCCCGTATTCGTATGAAGATGATGTTAAGAAAGTTGTTGATAAAGTAGATGAATGTGGGGTTGTTTATGTTCTTGACGTGTCTTTCGGATCCGATTCTAAAACGGTTTTCAAGAAATGGCTTGATGAAGGAAAGAGCCTGATGTGGATAGACCATCATAAAGGAATTATTGAAGATAGTAAGACATGGGGGTTCGTAGTTCCAGGGTTGAGGAGAGTCGGTACAGCGGCTTGCGCGCTGGCTGCCGACCTGCTGATGGGAAAGGTTCCGGCGATCGTCAGGTGCTTATCAGACTACGATGTATGGAATAAAGAATCTGAATTAGGCTGGGATACGGTAGTAGCTGTCCAGTATGCCTTGAGATCAAAAATAAGACTCAATGTGTTAATAGCATTGTCGTATTTGTATGACCATTTTAAAGAAAATATGAAGGACAATGAGGTGGATTTAATTTTCTATGATCTCGCTAAAGAAGGACGTGCTATAATTAACTACATGGCCGGCAAAAACGAACAAGAGGTAAGTACGTGCTCTTTAGAAGCTTACGTTGATGAGGTGAAGGTCGTGGCGATGAATACCACGGAATTTAGTTCTAAAGTATTTGATTCTCTTACACGAGACTGGTTAGATGGTAGAAAAATTAAAGCCCTTATGCCATTTTGTATCATGCCAGGTGGTAAAGTCCGGTTCTCTCTTTATGAATGCGTAGAAGACGGCGTAGATTGCTGTGAGGTAAGTAAGAGATTCGGTGGTGGAGGACATGCTGGTGCTGCTGGGTTTGTTATAGACGTATCAAGTGACCAGTTTAAGGACTTCCTTGAAAACCGAAAACTTACTTCAATACAATAAATAAGGTCATGTTTTAAATAGGATTGGTTTATATCAATCCTATTTTTTTGTGGTGTGTGGAGAGGTGGATGTAATGGATGAGATAAAATGTTTATATTATGAAGGTTAGGCAAAATGGTTTGTGTAATGGGAGAGAGGTAAAAAAATGGTTTGTGTAATGGGAGAGAGGTAAAAAAATGGTTTGTGTAATGGGAGAGAGGGGGTACCTACCACGAACCTCCCGCCCCCGAAACGCGTTTTCTCCCCCACACCCCCTTCGCTGGAAAACCGGAAACGCGTTTTTACCTCAATCCTACAAACTCTCTGATTATCAACCATTTATTTAAATTATTGATAATCAATGTATTATTATAATATATTGATTATAAGCCACTTAAATAAACATATATCCCACATATTAATGTACGCGTATAATACCGTTCTTGTGTATTTTGTAACTTGCTGATAATCAGATAATAGAATCGAAATTAATACAAGTTAACAAAAAAAAGATAGCATATATATATGTAATACTGAAAAAGGTTGTATATTTGCACCGTATTCAAGCGAGAATATTGGTATTACATAATGAAGCTATATATACTCCCGTTGGGTGTATTGTATGGCGATACCTTTTGCCTCTTTGCGTTGTAAAGTGGTAATATATTAGGGTGATATTGTTTAACAAATAAATACATAATGTTATGATTACTAAGAAAAACGTTAACAAGCTGCAAAATTCCGTTATTAAAGAAAATGCATCAAATTTGGTAGGTGCGGTAAAGTTGTATAATGCTTTATTTGCAAATGGTTCTGATCTTAAAGCAATTTGTAAGAAGTTGGAAATACCAGCCGAATATGCTGTAAAGGTTGCAGCACTCGCAAAGGACAAAAAACGGCTGGTTGCCGTGTGTAGCCAAATGCTGCCTAAAGTAGATAATACCTTTGTTAAGTTTTCCCTATATTCTAAAGTATATAAGGATAACAAGGTGGACAAGGAAAAAGGAATTGAGGCAAAAACGGCTGACTGGTGCGCTGATAATGTGGTTTATGGCGGGGAATATAAATCTTTCGGTTTTTCAACCGCTGAGACATTAGAGACTAAAAAAAGCGCAAAGTGGCTTGTTAAAGAAACGGACGAATATAAAGCTACTTATGTAGCTGTTAAGATCAAATCTTATTCAATTCGTACCGTTGCAAAGTGTGTAAGTGAATATTTGGCGCACGAAAGCAACCAGCAGTAAAAAAAAGGTTAGGCGCGTACCGTTAAACGCGTTTGTACGCCGTTGTCAGTGGGTGCACGTCCCGCGTATGCTTTAGACTAAAGCTGACAAAACAGAGAGTTATTTTACATATTGGGGATAAATATACCGTTATCGAAGCCGTTGGTATTTTAAAGAATCGGTATTACTGCATGTACTGCATTGAATAAATGTAGTTATGTTAGGTATGTTGGTACAGTTTGGAAAACATACCGTTGTACGTGGTTTGTCTCCATATCGAAACGTGTCTTACTTGTCCACACGCAAAATAGGATAGGGCTACGGAGGATCGTAGGGCGCAAACATGTAGCCTACCATGTAGGAACATGGAGCGTCAAAACGCAAGGACACAATCGCCTTTATTTGTGGCTAAGTTGTGTAGCAGACGGAAAATATAATAACAACATAGTACGGGCCCACACTCAAGAACTACGTACTAATTGCGGGCTGTTGGTTGTAGCATAAAATTCGTATAGGATAGGAATGCGCGTTCGGTTCGATTCCGGAACAACCACTGAATCAAAAATAATATAACAACATGGAAAGGAAATTTAAAAATTACTTGGTAGATGTACGCGGATTGTCCAGGAAAGAAGCCGCAAAGAAACGGAATGCAGCGTATCGTGAATTTATGTTGTATCGTGATATTCACGAAGCATATCATTCCGAAATAGGAAAAGATAAATGCAAGCGTAAAACACATACATCACGAACATACGTGAAAGAAAACATAAACAGTATTTAAATAGGAATAGGGTTGTTCTGAATATCGGAACAGCCCTATTTTCGTATCCTACTCTTTCTATTTACGGGTAGGATATTCTGAGAGTGAACGGCGGATGCGGACAATATTGGTCTAAAACGAAACAAAAATAGTGACATTCGGATATAACGCCGGTATTTTGTCTATATATAATCGTTCAAATTTGTCTAAAACGAAACTAAAGGCGGTTTTCGGACCTAAAATAGGGTGTCGGATGCCGCCTTTTTCGTCTCTATGGATTGAAAATTAGGCTTATTGTATTTTTCTTAAAAATAAGGTATGCTTGATTATCAATTAGTTAGGTTTTATAATACCCGTATTTTCGGACATACTTATTGTATAATTTTTGTTTTATGTGGTGGTTTTTATTAGTCGCTGATCTATATTTTCTATCAGTTGGTATCCGTTCTATGTTAGAGTACGGACCGGATCAGTATAATGTTGTAATGGTCTTTTGCTTTTGTTATTGGCTATTGTTATAGGTTTGAATATCTATCTTGATAGGAGGAGCAGGCGGTAGGGCGTGGGCTGAAGGCTCTCTATTCTCTCTATGGAATGATATTATCTCTAAATCCCCCACACTTCATGCCAGAGTATAAGCTTGTAACGTTCTCCGTATGCCGGTAGTGAGGCGGTAGGGCGTAGGTTCTATGCGGAAAGCCAGAGGATTAGCGGGAGTTGGAGAGGGGGAGAGGGAGGGCACTTCCTACCAACAAAATTCAATAGATAAGCGTTTTAAAACAGTATTCTGTAGGTTTTCCCACAAAATTAAGACCTACAGTGCTTTAAAACAGCATAATGTGGATTATTTCCACAAAATCAAGTATAACAGGAGCTTAAAACAGCATTACATAGGTTCCTTCCACCAGATTAAGGGCTAAGGACTGCATTATGTGAGTATTTTTTTTAAGAGGAATGTTTAACAATTAAAATATGGATGGTATGAACGTATATGATTTTGCACCCGATTTAGATTTGAGTAAAGAAGTAGAAGGTTCTATTTTTGGGGTGAAAGGAATAGAAGGCAGTGATGGTATAGTATATGCTAAGGTAGTTAGCTGTGTAGACGTCAAGGATTACAGTTGTGAGAGATGTATTTTTTTATGATTGTTATAAGGATACATGTTTGTTATGGGGTAGTGATAGTTGTGTAGATGGAGATTGGATTTGTAGGTACGAACAGGCTGCCATAGAGGGGGAGTAGGCGGCGCCTTGGGTTAAGGCCTGCGGTTGTAGGTAGGGCGTAGGTCGGAGCAGAGCCGGAACAGTTTATTGTGGAACGTGAAAAGAACAGATAAAAAAGGAGGAGATATGAAAAAGATATTTAAGACATTCTCTATTATGCTTGTCATAGAAATAGTGTTGATAGCTATTTTAGATGCTATGTCGTAAGTGAGAAAAATTTTCTTCATTAATTTTCTTATGCTTTAGACAGAACGCTCCCGTCTGCGAAGATCGGAGCGTTTGCTTTATGGGATTCATGGTGCAGCAGGTCGGTTCGATTCCGGCGATCTCACACAACATTAAAAACAAAGGAGGAAAGAAAATGAAAGATGGTATCACATTACACCCAGAGCACGGATTGAATCCGTCTATAGAAGTCTGCATGATATGTGGCGAAGAGATGGGGATTGCTTTATTAGGAAATAATATCAAAGGTCAGGCGCCGCATCATATATGCACGGGCGGAGTATGTGACGATTGCAAAAAGATAATAGATGACGGAGGCTGTTTTATTATCGAAGTCGAGGATGGATCAGATCAAAAGAATCCGTATCGTACAGGGAGATATTGTGCGATAAAGAAAGAGGCAGCAAAGAAAATACTTGGACAGGAGCATAGTGTTGTGTACATGGAAAAGTCTGCATACAGTCAAATAATACCATAAAAATAAAGAAGGATATGTTTACAAAAGAAGAGCGATTATTCATATGGGAAAAGGTATATGAGATGATTGATAGGTTAGAGGATGGGGAATACATATGTGTTGCGTTAAGAAATGTAGTGTTTATGTATTTCAAAACACATAAAAATATCTATGAGTTTCGTTCAGACGAAATGGTGAGAATGTATTTCCCGGAATTGGAGGAGAAGATAAGTATGGCCACAGAACCAGAGGAAACAAGAACGTTTTATGGGTGGTTTGGTTGTATTAGTCCAGAAACGAAGGAGGTAAGGCTGAATATTGTGAAAGATATTATAAAAGAATTAGAATAGTATTTTTGTTAATCTATTTTATTCATCAAATTAAGTTTTGGGTTTTGGCATGTCGGTTCGTGAGGATAGGCATGCCTATTTCTGCATCATAGAGGGGATGACGCGGCGTGCCGGTGCGTATGTGCCGGTCATGGTTCGATTCTGGGCATCTCACAAACAATAAAACAAAAGAGTTATGAGAATATACAAGAATGATATTATAAAGGCGTCAGCGATAAGCACCGGCGCAGACAGAGGTGTGTTACTATGTTCAATAACAGATTCGGGATTCACGTCTATAGCGGGCGTAATATCGGCTGTTAAGGATAAGTTACCAGGCAAAGATCATAAGAAGATGATTTTTGAAATACGGAATGATGGAAGAAACGAATATGGCAGATATAATAATTGTGGAGGGAAAATATGAAATACAGAGGTCTGTTGCTCCCTATGATAATAGCTGCAATGTGCGGAGATGATGCCTTTGTGCTAAATACTAAAAGGGGAAAAGGAATGCAATTTACATATAGAAGAGAAAAGATTGTCAGAATAGAAAAAGAATTTGACATTAATGGAACCAAAGTAATGGCATACTCAAGGAAGGATGCCATTAAAAGATTAAAACATAAGAAGTAGAAAACGGATTTTTATGTTAATGTTAGTTTTTTTATTTTTATTGAAAGGAGCGCCGGCCTGTGAAGGTATGCGCTCTTTGTATTTGTATAATACATAAAACAATAATAATATGACAGATAATAACATAGATGTGAATATCGTACCTGTAAAGAATGGTGCGAAACGTGTTGTGGTATCATATTACCATTATTCGCGCAAGGACAAAAATCACAAGAGTTCCCAAACGGATTACGTGTGGGAAACAAAGAATGAAGAAATGTTTAAATACTTTGAGGCCAGGAGGACAAAAGTATTTTATAGTCAGATTCGTGCCATGTGTAGATTCTATGGCAAGAAAAACGTACGTAAATACAAAAAGCTGTGATATTAAAAACGACAACCAACGAGTTTTGTTTCATTAACGTAAGTTTCTATGAAACAATAGCAGATCCTCGCTATTTCTTTGAACAAGATTATGAAGAGATGCCGGAATATGAGGAAGAATCGGATTTTGATTTTGATTCTTATTGCAATAAGTTTATTCCTTTTGTACAGGAATGGGCGAATGAGGTAAGTGAACGCCTTTACGGATATGGCGTGAATAACATAAAGGTAACATCGGTCGGACATCCGAGAGAATACAATTATGGTACCGATTGGATGAACGTAGAGGTAGAGTTTTGTGATGAATGGAGGCAAAAGATGTTATCTAACATTAGTAAGATTGTCAATGATGATAAATGCAAGAAGTATGCGGAGGCTAATTACCGGTCGGTATCAGGATACATCTTTTTAGGGCCTGAAGATTTAAAGGAATTTGAAAAGGAAATAATAGAAAGAAAGTCAGATTCGGGATATGATGTAACAATATTATTAAATATGTATCTAACTTTGGCTTTTGTAAAAGAATTTGGATTTAAAGCCGGAGAAGCGTGGAGTAAAATAACAGAATACGCTTACGGATGTTTGTCGTATTCTGATTTTGCAACAACAGAGATGCTTATACCAGAAGGTTCGGAGCATTTATTCAAAGACATTTACACGGCAAAGGCCGACGAATTATATCATCATGTCCTGGATAAATTCGGATGGGCGTGGCGTGATCCGAAATATAAATCAGAAACAGAATTATGCTCAATGTTAAAATGGGCAAAAGAAAAAGGCTTGACCATTGAAGAGTTAAGTATTTAATTGTTAAACATAAGGCAGTAGTGGTGCGTGAGTATAGGTGCTGCCGTTAAAATATTTTATAAGATGAAAAAAGAAGAGATTCAAACTATTTTATACACAATCAAAGAAGGAGACAGTATTAAAATCAAAGTACAAGACAAAAGTGAAGAGATAAGATTGCGGGATCATGTAAGAAGAACGCAGAAATACGGATACAGGTTTTGTTTGTCTCATTTGCATGATGGAATTTTCTATTTGGAGAAGTTGGAAGAGGGAGATAAAGATAAATACTATAGAGTAATAAACAGAGGAAATGGAAAGACCGGAGTATAATAAGCTACGCAAAATGGCTAAGACTACTCCAGGTCTGATAGTGGACGAGGCGCAAAACATGATGCGTGTATCGCTGTATGATAATGGGGAACTTAAGAAGATCGTAGTAGTAATGAAATGCGATTCTTTTTTACAGTCAAAAAGTAACATAGAAAAGATAATGTTATTATCATCTTCTATAGAAGATAGAAAAAAACAAAGAAAAAAATAAAACAAAATCAGAAAATGAACAGAATAACAAAAATAAGAGAAGAAATAGGAGGAAAACAGGTTGATTTGACCTTTTATGGGCGTTTTTGCAGCCTTATTGAAGGTGATAGAAAGATAATACTAAAGGCAATAAAAAACGGTCGTAAGAAAGGCGTAATCGGAGCCATTCAGCCTGGAAGACATGATAGAATTTGGACCACATGGGCTATTGCTTTTGAGGATCTGAAGGTAGGGGATACGGTAGAGTTTAGTACATCCGGGAAATACAATCCAGGTTTTCATTCTACAGAAAAGTATGTAGGATGTGTAGAATGGATAAAAGGATCGGAATGTGCGATAAAAACCGGCAAAGGGATGGCAGTAGTATTAATTAAACACGTGGAAAGGGTAGTAAGATGAAATTGAGAGAATTTGTAGAACTCTTTGATAAGAATGATGTAAAGGATTTGTTTAAGTCATTATCTTTATGTATGGAATATGTAAGGATAGATTTACATGTATTTAATGTAGGTGCTTATGTTACGTGCCTGTACAGTAATGATCTTGAACAGCTTTCAACGATGAAAGGGTGCGCTATATACGCGATAGTAGAAGTACCATGTTTATTTGAGGCATTTATGGAATATGCTTCACCGGAATTGAAAGCATATTATGATAAACTAACGAAAGAAGTGTGACATGAAAGAGGAAGTAGAACGGATAAAGAAGTTGGTAGGCATAGATCATAATAGATGGGAGCAACCTTGTACATGTGATAAATGCAAGAACATGTGTAAGGTTCCTTGTATTGGTACGCCAAAAGACATAGAGGCTATCATAGATGCCGGATACGCTGATAGGTTAAAAGAAACAATGTGGATGGTAGGGTATCTTGCAGTGAAGGAAAAACCAATAGCGATGATCCAGCCGACAGAGAAAGACGGGTGGTGCGCATTCCGCCGGCCAGACGGTCTCTGCGAGCTGCATGACCGTGGACTAAAGCCGACCGAAGGAGTTCTGGCTTCCTGTAAGATGATTGAAGAAGACAATGTTCCAACATACGAAACGTCTGTACTTAGAGCAGTGGCTAATGAGTGGGTTAAGGTGGAGAACTTTGGAGATATAATGAGGGTCGTTTTTAAATTTTTGCATGAAAATGAACGTAGAAAACAAATTAGATAAAGTAGTTAAGATCCTAAAAGAAAAAGGATTTGTGGTATATAGAAAGGGCGGAAAGGAGCCGGGTGTATTTTACGCCAAAGAAGGTGACAGCCGGATAGGATTCGTTTATCCCAACAACGGATATATATATGATAGAATAAAAATGTGGTCTTTTTCAAGGATATATAAACCACATAAGAAAACCGGGTCTTCGTGTTTAATGAGCGTCAGCGACGAATTTACGATAGAGAATGCGATTAAGAACATAGAGGATAGACTGTGGGTAAATTATGTAAAAGACGGTAACAGAAAACGACCAGAAGAATACAATAATATAAGAGAATTTGTTGGTAGCTTCACTAAATTCTACAACTCTGTAGAATTAGTTGAGGTTAAGTAGTTTTCCATGTAAGTTAGTTACCGGCACTGGTCTGTGAAGATAGGTGTCGTTTTTTTTAAGAAAGGAGGATAAAGATGGAGAAAAGAGACAAGGAAATGCCTTACGAGGTAATCATACAGGAGAGAAACAAAGTGGATTTATACGGTAACGTAGTATATTATATCTATTGGTTTGATAAATATGGGAACGATATTACAAACGAATGGAAATTCTGGAGCAAGGGTCCGAAAAAGAAATATGATAGAGTCAATCGCTATTTAACGGATAGTTGGCTAAAGGAATACTGTAAGAACAACAATTTAAAAATAAGTAGAATAAAGGAATGAAGCCGGGAAAGCATGCTATGATAACAAACGAGTATGGTGTCTTGGATATTATAAAAGAAAAATTTGACAACATAAATATAATGGAATATGGATCTAAATAAATTGTATAAAGAAATAGAAGAAGCGGAGGTCAATCTGAATGCAAAAAGATTAAAGTACATCAAAGAAGCATTAACGGAGAACGGTGGAAGCGTAAAGCTAAAATTTAAAGAGTTTAAAGAATGGCAAGAAGCTAATAACGTGTTTGACTTTGATGATCAGTTTCCAGTGATAATAGAAATTGATGGAAATTCTATGTATTTAACGGAAGTGTATGTCAAAAAAAAACGATTTTCGTGTAGTCATGCTGGATTATACTGATATGACTTTTTATGATTATAGCAATCCAGGGGAAAATGAACAGGTTGCTTATTTTATTAACTATTGCTTAAATCAAGACAAAGATGGGAAAGAGTAGAAAAGATTATGAGAAGTATCTTAACTCAATATCTCCAGATAGAGACGATGAGGCATGGATCATTGGAGGAAAGAACAGGTATTGCGGTAGAGAGAATTATGGCGCTATGATCAAAAGGTATGATCCTATTGGTTTTAACGTGGGATACAGGGAGTGGGTGGAACAGCCAGAGTAAGGCGGAGCCCGCCCTGGCATGAGGTCAGCCTGGCTGTTTGTGGCCAGGCCCATATATTAATCAGATAGTGAACAGCGAAAACAATATAAATATGAAAAATAAGTTAGTTCTTAATAGTGCAGAGGATGCTGAAATAATTTCAGTAAGATTAGATCCAGAGAGGTTTCCTATTGCATATGCAAACAAAGTAGAATGTTTGATGCTTTCCGGCTTAAGCGAAGAAGAAGCAAAGAAGGAGGCGATGATGCCAATAGACCTTGAATTGTATTATGAGGTAGGTGTAGGATTGATGGCCGTAGAGCCAGGGGCAGTAGAATCTGGAACAATATACAGTCCATATACAAGAGAATTGTATGATAATGCAAAAGTTTGATAATTATGAGAGTAGAAGATTTAACTAAGTTTGAAGAAGAATGTCCCACCATAGTAGTATTTAATACATATATGGATATTAGGGTTCCACTAACGAAGAAATGGAAGAAAATCATTGACAAGAGAGAAGATAAGCCAAACACGTATCATAATAATTTGATTAATTATATTTCAGAACAGATAGAGTTGTCCGGATTCAACATGAAAAGCGTCGGGAACCTATTAATAAAGAAAATAGTTTTCAATAAAAACAATTACTACAGGTATAACAACATAGGAGGATTCCCTATAACTATCAACGATTTGGGATATTGGGATAAAAACAGAGTAAAGCTAAATGAAGATTTTCACACTGTTAGGCTGTTTAATACGGTAAGTGTATATGGATTGATATTTGGATCCATAAAACAAAATAATTTCATTATGCTTGAAAACGATATAATGCAGATTAAGGTTGGCGGCATAACTTACATCTAAAGGAATAGATCATGAATTTATTATACGTAGTTGAATCAGGAGACTATAAGTACCTCGTCTTCGATGAAATGCCTGATAAAATTAGTACAAAGTACGGAGATGATACCATTATTGGAAGGATAGGAGGTATATTCTATGATTTCCTTGCAAAGAGAAATGGGAGAAGAGAAGCTTTCGGAGGTAGAAAGTTCGATATCGTACTTGACAACGGAGAGATAGAGAAGTGTGAAGGGCAATGGTGGGATGCGGTGACAGAGAGAGCAAGAGAAGAATTGGAAAAAGAGGGAAATCCATTTTCCAAAATGATGTTGATTGGTGTTTCTTCAGTAGATAGATTATCGGATTGCTATGTGTATTATGGGTTATGGGCATCCGAAAGTAAGATTGAAGAAATGATAGCTGACTACAAAGGTCGTATATATGAGTATTACGAATTTAAGGAAGAGATCATTAATAAGATAAGGCAATTATATACCTAAAATAATAGTTTATGACATTCAAAGAATTTATGCAGGAGAACGGCTATGACCTAATAACCACCTTTTGGGGAGATTTCAGCATAGCCGACAAGTATGGTATAGCAGGTGTCAAAGATACCTACAAAAGAGCGTTTAATGAATGGAAAGACGATTATAAGTTCTTTACAGAATTGACGCTGGTATTGAATCATAAAATCTGGCAGCATTATGAAAGCAATCGTGAACTGGCTGCATTGTATGACCGGTTGTGGCGGGAAGCTGACGAGTATGCCATGAACAACTTTAAGGGAGAAGAGCTTGATTATTATTACAGAGTAACAGATTAGAAAGTGATTATGAAAAATACGATAGTAACAGGTAGCCTAATTGTATTCAGTGACGGATTTGTTTGGAAAAGATTGTCCAACGAAAAAGCCTACAAGATATGGGTGTCGGCAGAAAATGAAGATTTTGAGTTATACAAGGTGAGAGTAGATGATGAGTCCGAGTCATTGATAGAAAGTTTGGAAGATTTACAGGATACCTTTAAACAAGGTCATCATGTATGTATAGAAGTAGGTAAGCTACCATATAGCATAGGTTTGAATTACTTACGAAATCTACAAGAGTTATCGGTGGAAGCTGTGGAGTATCTAACAGGACCAAAAGGGTATAGCAGGGGACAGGCGTTTAACATCATTCGAGAGTGGGCTAAAGAGTTTACAGAGAAATATGGGAATTGTGATTTTGATGGATCATACTATGATGAAATAGATGAATTTATTGATAAAAAGTTAGGAACTATTTAAAATATAAAGACATGGAAGACGGACTTATCACAACAAAAGAAGTAGGGAATTATCGTATAAAAATATACTATGATACTGACAGTGCATGTCCTTGTGAAAGTTGGGATATGGCAGCATGTTTCTTATGGGAATATAGCGATTTATCTCGACTGCAAGATGTGTGCGATTGGAGAGAAGTGTTTGGTAAATACGGAGATAGCCGACACTCACTTATAGATGCACTACATAAACTTATTAGTGAATATGTTGAATGGAAAGACTTGCTGAATTATTTTAAGAAAGGCAAGATTGACGGTTATCGAATGAGATATGATAACCATGATAAAATGCGGTATTTAGAATGGTATGACAATTACCAATACACTAAACATAAGGGATATAAAGAAATTTTTAGCATTTCTCCATCAGATCTTTACACGTATGATTATACGTATGAATTTATAGAAGACTTGGAACGAGAAGAATTGATTCAGATTCTTTCAAACTTAGGTAAGGGTATATTTGTCAAAGAATGGTCCACAAGAGGATATTGCCAAGGAGATTATATTGAAGGTATAGCCTTTTGTACAAAGGAAAGGTACACAAAAATGGTTAGTAATAATACTTCCGATTGGGAAACCCAAATTGATAAATTGATTGATGATGAAGTGAAATCCATAGGTATGTGGATGTGGGGAGATGTAAAGGGGTATGTGCTTGAAAAGAAAGTGAAATTTGTCAAGAAATACGAAGATGAATCCAGGGAGGATGAAGAGGAAGAAGAATGGGAAGAGATTGATTCTTGTTGGGGATATTATATGGAAACAGACGAATTGATAGAAGAAATAATGGAAGAACATAACTTGAAAGAATAAGGAGATGGGGAGATCACGAGGGTGTATTATCAGAAAGAACACCAAAGAATTGAGAGAAAGCCTCATGTCATTAAGATATCGTTGGCTGGTGAAAGAAAAAGGAGCTAATTGCATAGTCACAAATCCAGAAATATTAAAATACATGGAATTGCAAGAAAAATCAGCAAGAGCATGGAAGGATAAAGGATGGATAGATTGTGGAACCAATAATGATATGTTTCTGGCTATAGCAGCATTAGCAAATAATACTGACTTAGGTCAATGGCTGATAGTGACGGACGCCACAGGAGACAGGTGGGTAAAATGCGAAGAGTTCCGGTTCAGGGGAGACGCGGGCTGTATTACATGGCGTAAGGCTACAGTAGATGAAATTATTGAACATTTTAAAAACAGATAATTATGGGATATATATGTACAAGATGTGGTGGAACAAATGTTGCCTGTGAAGCCATAGTAAATCCGAATACCGGAAAAATAATAGATTATTTTGATGGATCTTTTGCGCATGCTATTTGCGGGGATTGTGAAAACGAGGTGATAATATCCGACATTGAAGAAGTCAAACATGAAATTGATTTAAGGTTTCATGAATTTATAGAAAGAACAGGTAGGGAGCCTGAATACGTAGAATGTCAGATTGTATGGAAAGGGACAGGAGACGATAAAAGAACGACAATCAAACTATCGCTGAGTATCAACGATGATGATAATGATGATGTTTTTTATTATTGTAATGGAATAGAATCGTTTAAGCAGCTTGCTGAATACGGGATGGGAGAATTTATCGTAACATATTGTTGGAGTTTCTTTTAGAATTTATGCAAATATGAAAATAGTAAAAATTCCTATCACAGAACAGAATAAAAAAGTATATTGGTCTAAAAATAAGAACAGTAATGCTTGGGAAAAGTTAGTAAGTGAATGCCCTTCTATGACGTCAGAAGAGTTTTGGAATAACGAATTGGAAGAATACGATAAGGGAGAAATGTATTGGTATTTTATCATCGGTAAACCTGAGTCGATAATAGATGAGTTGATTAATTTGAAGATAGGAGACACCGATATATCTTATCCATATATAAAGGAAAATAGACCTTGGGAAGTTGATAAAATGGATTGGTATGACCTTAGAGAACATGCTGATGCCATGAGTGATTTTATTCAGAAATTATATAACTACATTTAAAAAAAATGCTTTATGAATGGAATAATATTTGAATTAGAAGAAAAGTCAAAATATACAGGGAGATACATGGATGAGGAAATCTCCTATAATGACACATCTATAGATTACATGGAAGAAATACAAGAATGTGACAGAAATAGAGAGATTAAGGATTTACTAAATGACCCTTGTCTTGGTAAAATATTTGACAAGGGGGAGATTGATGATGAAATTGTCTACAATGGTAACGTAGAGGATATAAAAGTAGACTGGATACGTGCTATACAAAATGAGGTAGATAAAATGAATGCTGACAAAAGTATGACTAAACATAATATTATTAATGCAGTAAAATATGGGATTTGTGGATACCCATATCGTTTTTACATTGATTCATATTCGGGATATATTGTAGAATACCCAATAACACTAATAGAATGGGTTCAAGGTTTAAAGCCTGGAACAGTCATTAAAATAGGAAACGTATTCAGTTATCATTATTAACAATATGCCTTATGAAAACACAAGAAGAATATGCCCGTGAGATTGATGAGATTGTTCTCCGGGATGTAGAAAGTTGCCAGAGTGATTGGTTTAAGATTGATAAGGAAATATTTATGCTTCCTGAAAACAAGAACAAGATATTTATTTTGGGAACCAGAAAGACCGGATGCGATTTAATTATGCTGGGTGGTACTAATTGTAATGAAATTACAATGGATAGAGTTTTTGGATGTCTTGGTAATGAGAAATTCTATGTTTGCCAACCAATATCTCTTTATAAAACACAACAAAATATCCAGGAAAGACCTGCCTTGTACGTTTTTAAAATAGCGACCGCATATTTCAGAGAGCAGGGTTTGGTCCCTGTATTTGAAGATTGTCATTGTAAACTAATGAAGTTATGAGTATAGAGATAATAACATACAGGCTTCCGGCTTATTGGGCTTGTGCTCTGATAAATGGTGATTATACTGGTTTATCGGATGAAGAAGAAAAGGAAATTAATAATTTCTTGAAACAAGCAGAAGGATATCCCGTAGATGTAGACTGGGAAACAGAAGGATTTTATCGGTGCAATGACGCTAATAATATAGCGGGAAATTGTGCCGATTTTATTTTTCACAAGTATAATGATTAAACTAAAATAATATGGAAACTGCAAACAAACTAATTTATTCAAGTACAAAATTCTTTACAGAAAACGGAAACGAATATAGAATACGAACCACAGTATCGTAGAACGACGATTGTCATAACAATATATGCGACTGGAGTATAATAGCCGATATTAGATGGAAAAACAAATATGGAATATACGAAGAATACTTGAGTGGTTGCTATCACGATGTGATTATAAAACACTGCCCGGAATTAGCTAAATTCATACCGTTGCATTGTTGTAATCATTATGGTGCTCCTCTGTATCCGGTAGAAAATGGAATATATCACGTTAAAAGAAGTGGTATGTCTGTGGCAATGAAGTATTTGCGTATATCAGAACAAGAATGCATAGAATTATATAAAGCCTATGAAGATAAGGTGTATTTCAAGTATATGCTTTTCAATCTTGGAATAGTGAATAGATGGAAAAGAGAATCAGAAGAGCTTATTGCGGAACTTGAAAAGTTGTGTGGAAAGAAATGGGTAAATCCATATATGCCGGAAAAGGAAAGATTTACCCTGACACTAACAGACGAGGAACGATCTCTTGTTGAAGAGTGCATTAAAGCAGGGTATTATTCCACAGAGAATATAGAAAAACGTAGGGAAGAGGCTCATAAGGCAAAGATGATGAAAAAGCGTGCTGAAATTTGTGAGCGATACGATAAGAGAATCAGACAAGCAGAAGCAGAAAAGAAGATAATGCTCTGTGTGTTTGATTATGGGTTGTCTACTGATAATGCTATATATTACCCTCATTCAAATACTTTATCTTTCAACTGGAATAATTGTGAAAACAAAATCACACAAAAAGAGTTTGATAATTTTGTAAATAACGTAAATAGATCTCAATTGTTGAAAGGAATCAAATTTGAACTTAAATAAAAACATAGGATATGAAAAGATTGGATTTTGAAACACTATTTCGTATTGTAAGATGGGATTATAATCGTTGTTTTAAAAATGAATCATTGGATAAGGATTTGTTCGTAGAAAAATACGGACGGGTAATGGGCGAGCATTATTACAACAAGTTTATCCATGAGTTTGACGGAAATATCCTGAAGATGATTGGTTACTTTAGAGGTTCCGAAAAAGAGGGACAAGTTTTCTGCGATATGATAATCGAACGAATTGAAAAATACGAAAAGAGGGAGCCATACAACAGAAATGAGTTAAACAATTAAAAAGATATGGTGATTATACACCATTTTATATCAAAAATGAAAAATGATATACATTTGTACGAAGCATCATACTGGGTATCACCAATACCCTCTACCGGTTGCTCAAGAGTGAGATCGCCGGATTCTTTTACCGAACAAAACGTTTTTGATTTTACCCATCTTACGTTTTCAAGATGGAACCTTATATCAAAGACCTCTTTTACCCAACCGTCTTGTCCGAAACAAGGGACTGAGTGATTCGATTGAGTGAAACAAAGTTAGAAAAGAAGAATATGAAATTAATCATCATCCGTATGTTTTACAACATACGGATGTCGTAAAATAGTATATAATTACTAAAACAAATAAGATTATGGAACATAAAATGGTAACAATCCCGTTTGATTTAGAAACGGCAAAGAAAATAAGAAAAGGCGAAAGATTAGGTCAGATTGTGGCAGAGAAAGGACGAAATAGAGCAGAAATAGTATATGAAGATAATTTGTGTAATGAATATCCTTTATTGGTTGTAATTCATTCGATTCCTGTATTAGCGGATTGGTTTTCGTCCACGGGGAAAGCGTTTAACGACGCAAATCGTCTTCTTCTTGAAGTTCCAGAATATGCCACATTCAAAGATGGAGATGTGCTAAGCAACGAAGAAGGAAATTATATTTTTATCTTAAATACTAATGGGAAATATTTAACATCTTTGTATGCGAGTCTTGCAGCGGGAACAAGTCTTAATATATCGGATAATATTGCTGCAAGCGAAAACAATATAGAACGTTATAGACTTGCAACAGATTCGGAAAAACAGAGGATGATTAACGCATTAAAGGCAAGCAAGAATCCAAAGGCTAAGGAATATCTGAAACGCTTCTTCGAAATTGAAGAAAAGCCGAAATATGATTTTAAGCCGTTTGACAAAGTGTTAGTAAAATATTATGAAGATGACAATTGGGAGGGCAATTTATTCATAAGAACAATTACAGACGATCAGGATGGGGAGACTAAATATGAATGTTTGAATGGGGTGGTGTTTGTTCATTGTATTCCTTTTGAGGGTAACGAGTGTCTTTTGGGAATTACTGAAAATCCAGAAAAAAAATGAAAACGGTAAAATTATCCGATTTTTCTCCTTATGACAGGAACAAAGGAGGAATACAAGAATTTTCTGATTGGCATCACTCCGATATATAAGAGACATTTGTGGAGCGAAGAAGTAAATGTTATAAATGATAAACAATAAATATGAAAACAAGAACATACGAAGGAATACGGCACGGAGACTGGGTAAGATGTGTCTTATGTGGAGCACGAATGCTTCTTCCATGTGGAGCTGATAAATGCCCGGAATGTAGCAGTGAAGGTACTTTAACGTGGGTAGATGAGAATAGGCAAGAAATGGATGCTAAACATCTGGATTGTCTTGTTCCAATACGCAAATTGGAGTTACAAGAATATCTGTCCCCAGATATTTTGAAAATAGAATATACATATGAAAATCGAATACATACAAAAATGTAAATGCAGAGCAGTCACTATCAATTTTAATAATGGTGCTTCGAATAGCATGTTTTGGGAAACATTTGAAAGATTGGATTTGGATGCTGGTGATGCCACATGGCTTCACCAGTCCTGCTGCTGCAACCACTGCGTCAACCATTAGGGGATCGACTTATGCGAGTGCGGGTCCGGCGCAAGAGTTGGCGAATGTGAATGTGGCTCTAACCGACCACATGATATATTAGGAATCAAATACGATTCATTTGGAACAATATTGAAAAACTTTGGGTGATGAACATGGTAAGTAAATACACCGCTCTATTAGGACAAAAGAAACTGAAAGAATCATTTGTGAAAGACTTGGAACTTGCATTATCAAGGGATGGTCTTATTATGAAGCCTGGGAAGCTCAATTTTATAAGTTATTCAGAACTGAAGGATTGGAGCGTTAGAGAATTGATCGGGGAAGATCTGAAGTCAGAAGACCGAGCTTTAATAAACAAAGTGTATCACATGTTATTCGAGATACATAGCGACTTTGAATCAGTTATAAGAATGCTATATAGCTTTCGTAACGGACCTAAATCAGGCTTAAAAGTCGCAGATCCGGATGATAATTATAAATGGACTAATAAAGATGGAAATGAAAAATATTCTACCAAAAATCTACCAAAGGCGCATTTTAGATGGGATTGGAGAAGATATACCTTGTCAAAGGAATCTGTTGATAAAATAACGGAGTTTGTAGACACTATATTAAAATCATAAAAATATGTATGAGAATATTTTAAGTAACATGTTGGGATGTCAGACATATTGTATATCAGACAGTCCTTCGAATAGATACTGTCTTATTGGACCTATTGAGTGCAATGAGAAGTTGATAGAAGTGTTTAAGAAGGGGATAACAGTAAAACTCAAATACGTGGAAAAACGGGTCCTGGATACATTTACGGACAACGGAATCGACCTGAGCAATTACACTCACTGTATTATTGTGAAGCGGAATTTTTATCTCGCTTGGTAACAGCAAAATATAAACGATATGAATAATTTTATAAGGTATATAATCACATAGAATATTATGAGCGCAAGTAAAGAATACAAGGCGGTAAGGAACTGCATACTAAATGAACTTCACCTTACCAAAGAAGATATAATCAAAAACATAGAACCATTATTGGAAAAACTTGTAAAACAGTGTATGAATAATACATATGGGAATAACAATCAAATAGAGTATTGGATCAGATGTATGGTTAATGACGAACTTAAACAAAGAGATTTTGATTTTGTAAGAAGAATATGTAAGGAGGTTATAAAAGATCATGTGTTGAATGAGTTGAACATAATTGTAAGTCCCAAAAATGAAAGATGCGTATGTGAAAATAGAGTACCATCAAGAAAAGATGGTTTGTATCTAATCTACGGAAACGGACACGCTGAGCCGTTTACTAGAGAGAATTTCAAAAAGAATGTGTGTTATATCGGATTAAAACACAAAGACGTATCGTTTGCTATCTCGCTGACGGAGCATGATAGAGTACAATTGCTTGACGATGATAGCCGTAAAGAATCCGGAAGTGAGACATATTACGAACGTGAATGTGATGCGCTGTTTGACATTAATGGACGCGGCAATACGGAACGCCTTGTAGTCAGAAATCCAAAATTGAGAAATCTACTGAAAGATGGCGAATACATCCCTTCGTTGAGACAGCTCAATCTAATGGCGCATTACAAAGACAGTATAAACGATGCGCTTAAATACATAGGCGCAGAACCGTTAGCCTCGGCGTGGTTTTGGTCCAGTACTGAGAGCAGTCAGTACAACGCGTGGTACGTGTACTTCTTCATTGGCGACACGGGCAGCTACAGCAAGTACGGCAGTGGCAGGGTTCGGGCGGTAATTGATTTTTAAAAAGGATTACATATGATAACATCAGTAAAAATAAAAGACAACACAAAAACTCCATTTGAATATGTTTCTGACATAGAGGCGTTTGAAAATGGCAGAGAATTTATTTTCAAGCCAGGAGTGAATGTGATTATAGGGAAAAACGGTAGTGGAAAATCAACTTTACTTAACATCATATCAATGTATGCGTTATGTGATAAGTCCATGTGCTCTGAAATGCCGGATGAGGCGCTGGATTTTCCACCTATATTTGATGATGATGACAAGGTTCTTGATGGGATTGATATATCATCCGATTATATAGGGAAAGTATTCCGTTTATTGCCGTCAACGGAGACAAATCGAGATAGTGTATTAAAAAACATCAGCAATTTCGATTTGTATGCGAATAGTATTCAAAAATCTTATGGGGAAAAAGTGGTGTTATCACTGGAATCGCTTTTCAATTTAATGTTCAACCAAAAGGATTATGCGTTTCCAATGCAAGATCTTGCAGAATACAAGAAAAAATCAAATGCGTTTTGGATTAAAAGAATTGACAACCTGTTGAAGTATTATAGAAGGAACTGCATAACATTAACAGAAAGCAGTTTTGAGTACACGGTTCTCATGGATGAGCCAGACAGGAACCTTGACATTGACAACATAATGCAGATTCACAATGTATTGTCATTTCATAAACCACAAACACAAATTATAGCCATAATACACAATCCGGCATTGATTTACAAATTAAGTAAATTAGATTGTGTGAATTTCATAGAGATGACAGAAGGGTATCTTAA